CGCGGGAAGGTAGCAAGGCCCTAGGCGGGTTTTGTTTTGTCTCTATCGTTCTGGACTAGGGCGCAAGCTTGAGGGAAGGAATAAGCGGATTGACAAGGCAAGCGAATCGCCTTAGACAGGTCAGACAGATTACATGCGCTTAGTGCGAAAAACTGGAAGGGGAAAGCAATGTATACTTACATTGAGTCCTTGTTAGGTTGGGATATTCCCCATGTCGGGCATTTTGTCCGCGTTAGCCTGACAAGGTATGAAGTTAACATGATGATCGAAAGCCTTGTCATCCAAGGTGGCGGACATTACATTGTCTTGGATTGTCACGGTAACATCTTGCAAAGGGGTGAAGTGTAATGCCCGCACTTTCGAACAAGGAGGAATCCTTGCAAGCCATTGTTGAGGCTTACCATATGCTAGGCCATGCCTTTGAGGCATATGCTAGGGCTTTGTGTGAACAAGGTAAGGCGGGCTTGGCGGGTGACGTGGCAAGCGCAATGGGGCTTGCAAGACAGGCTCACTTCGCTGGCCTTGATTGTGAGAAGGCGGGAAAGCCCGCTTTCACTCTGGTTAAGCCTTGCGAGAGTTGGAAAGGGTAAACAATGCCAGCATTGTCGAATAAGGATAAGCTTAGGCTTAAGATTGCCGCAAAGCGCCTTGAACGGGCTAAGATTGAGGCGCTTAAGCCGTGGGTGGCTAAGAAGCCCGTGGGTAGCACCATCTTGTGCATCGGGCAGGAAAAGCCTGCGTTGTCGTATGACGACAAGGATGTAATACCATCTGCGCCTAACAAGGTGCGGTCTAGTGCTGATAAGATTGCCAATGCAATCAAGCTAGACGGGGCTGATAAGTATCAAGGCCGTGATGGTGAATATGATCATCCATCTAAGCTGTTGTGTGGTGATGGTGTAGCTTATGTGGCGCGTGGGTATAAGCCGCGCAAGGACTCCCCTTTCAAGCGGGCAAAGGCTAGTGCCTTGTCTGTCGTTATTGAGCGCCGTTAAAGGTTGACTCCTTTAGCCGAATCGTTTAGGTTCGGCCTTAGAAGGCAACTTTGCCTCACAAGCTTAGGCTTGTGTTCTATTGAAAAGCGTTACCCCTTGCGGTAAGACCGTGTTATCATGTCGCGTGTTGTCGCGTGCTGGCTTAACGGCTGGCGTGGGCATAGATCGGACATATGGCACAATGGTTTTTAGGGGGTAGCTATCTGGACAGGTAAGATTCCCTGTCCCTTATGGTGTCCGATAGCATTGTGCTACCGCATGTCATATCGCAAGCCTTAGCGTCTTGCTGCATTGTAGGTTGGGGGAATTGCATCCCCTGTAAAGGAGTGTCCTAGTTTAGGTGCAGCTTACATACGCCTATGCGATATTAGATATGTGCCGCAATGCGAAAGGGGAAGCGCCATAGGTTTAGTGCATTGTCACTTATGGGCAATGGCTAATGCCACCAAAGGGCGCAATCGTATTGCGTGGTTAGTAGGGCATGGGCTTGCGTTGTGTAGGGGTAATGGGATTGGGGCGGTGTAGCCTTTCGTTCATTGCTATGACAATGCAGAAAAGATATACAGAGCGACAGAGCCTGCTAAGATGGGCCAACCTGTTTAATCCGCATGGATTAGGCAGGCTTTGTCGTTTCTATATCTTTTCTAATGTCGTAAGGGAAGATATTTCCTATCATCATCGTGGGGCCTAATCATGCAATACCTCTTGGAAAAGCCTTCGGGCAAGCGTGTTGCCGTCACTGAATGGCAATGGGCTTATGATAACAAGACCAAAACCTACAGGTGTATCATCCGTGAGCCTGCCTTGGTAATTTATCGTATGGAGGAATCATGATCCGAACAGTCGGATTGGCAATCCGTCACAAATTTGCCCTGCACAGAGGGGGTTGGTAGCCGTGATGAGTCACGGGGTGCAGATACATTACAACGGACAAGGCATCTTAAACGTGGTGCCTTGCTAGGTGTAATGTTACATCAACGAAAGGAAAAGCTATGAAATCTGTTGTTCGTCTGTCTGCCCTTGGTATGTCCATTGATGGGGCTGATGCGAATCATGTCACCAAGCAACAGCTTGGCGCTGCGATCAAGGCCAAACTTGGTCTGAAGTGACAACGAGGTGTTAATCATGAAACCTGATACACAACTGCGTTCCATCGGGGCTAGGCATCCCGCGACAACTGCCTACCTCCTGAGAGGTTTTAGATAGATGCCCCATGATGGGCCAAAGGCCGCGCACAGTTAATCCTATACAGAGGTGAGCCAATGCGTTCAAGAGATTCGCCGTAAGGTAACGGGCAGCCGTTACTTTATAGTTATGCAAGATTTAGTTTAAAGAAAGACCTAGGCATGTCGTTAAACTGCCTAACAACATTGTAGTAATATGTAGACCTATCATCATCGATGGGCCTATATTTTGGTGCAATGTCGCACTGTATGGCCTTAAGAGGTTTAATATGTCTGCTGCTGAAAAGAAAGCCCCCGTCGCAAAGTTGTTCGACCGGATTGGCAACTATTTTGATGATCGCCATGCCAATGGTGTGATGGGCCTTGTCCTGTTGGATGAGTGCATCCGTCGGGCTGCGTCCAAAGATCGGGATTGGGACGCTTTGGCTCGCTTTGTGAGCCGTGCTGGCATGTCGAACAATGCCCCCAAGATTAAGAAGATCATTCGTGCTGCCTTCGGCAACAACATCACCTTCGCCGTTGACAAAAAGCATAAAGCGGGGGGCCGTTTCACCTTGGGTTGGGATGGGGCTTTCCCTCTGTCGGGCAGCAATTCCTATTCGTTGGTCAAGAAGGCCATTGCTGACAACAAATCGTGGGACGACAAGGATTTTCTTGCCAAGTTGTCCGAGGTAATTCCTGATTTGCCCAAGAAGGAAAAGATTGTGACGGCTGCGGCACAGACGGCTGCGGCAAAGCATGTCCAGAAGTATTTGAAGGAGCGTCAGGCCGAAGGCTTCTCTGTCGCTGACATTATCAAGGAGGCACAAGCCTTGCTTGCTGCTGACAAGGCGGCAACGGTGAACATGGTGCCGAAAAGCGTCGTCAATGGTGTGACGGTGTTTGAGCCTCAGTTCTAATTCAGACGGTATCACTGTCTGATAAGGAGCAGGCCCTGTGTGGGGTAGAGAAGGCGTGGGGCCGTGTATGCGGTGGACCAGAACGCGCTCAGGGTGTAGAATAACCCCCACGATTTTGAACTTCAACTTCGCCCGTCCTTCTTAATTGAGGGGCGGGCTTTTTAATGCGAAATTTTTTATTTCGCCTCCTATCATCATCGGAGCGTGGAGCCATGCCTGACATCACAATGTGTCCCTCTACCACCTGCCCTTACAAAGAGAAGTGCTATCGGAATAAGGAATCTGGCACCATCCCCTCTCAACGGCAATCGTGGTTTGTGGGTGTGGGGGATGAAGGGGACGATTGCGTCTATTTTTGGCCTCTTCCCTCTCGTATGAATGACCGTCAGTGGGAAAAATTTGAGGGGATGTGAGGTGGCAGAATCGTTTAAACAGATGCTTGAACGGCACAAACAACAAGGTTGGGAACGTGACTTGGCGGCCTTCAAGCGTGTCGTTAGCTACATGAAGCAACGCTACCCCACCCAACTCAAAATTTTTCGTGAAATCTTGGAGGAGGTTTATGGTGAATAAACTTCATTTTGACGACCTGACGAAAATCGACAAGCCATTCGACGAACTGGACGACGCCACCAAGGGCGCGCTGCTGCTGGCCGCGTATCGGGGTGAGGTGATTGAACGGCTTGACACTAAAGCCGAAATTTTTTGCCCTACGTGGTTTAAAAATATCGTTTACCGCGTCCGGCCCAAGCCCGTGATCGGTGAGGTGGTGATGTTTGCCAGTAAGGCGATAGGATTTCACATTTTGTCCGGTAGAGGTTTTTCGGACAGAGAACTGAAATTCACCTTCCCCACCCGCGACGGCCTGCACGTTCCTGGCATTTACACCTCACCGGAAGGCCTGCAAATCAAGATTGAGGTGGGGAAATGAACTACATCGTCCTTATCATCTGCATTCTCGTCATTGCTTGGGCCATCTACATGGATGATCTGGAGCCTTTGTGATGGAACGTCGTCTTGACATCACATACGAAGGACTAAGGCAATCTTATCTGCTTTGGTCCTCTGATTCAAGCCTTCGTTCTGAATTGAGGTTTGGACAATACATCTGGAATAAATTTGGGGCTAAGGGAAAATCTTGGCCCTTCCTGTTTTACCTCACCGATCATGGAGAGGCTTACAACCTAGCGTATCAGCAATGTGGGCTGGCAGATAAATGAAATACTTTCATCGAACTGGTCGAACAAGGCACAGGGTGCAAAAAATTGGCAGTCTCTTTCGCAGGAAAGAGGTTCTAGTCTTACAGTGTGAGGTGTCAGGTCTTGTCACCAGTTGGACAGGCCCCCTCCTAAACACAGAGCACAAAACCATTTGGGTGGATGCAAAACCTGAGTGGATGATGGAGGAACCTAAATGAATATCGAATTTGTTCTCGTCCTTGTTGGGGTTGTTTTGGCGGTTGTTGAGGGTCTTGTTGCCGTTGTAGCGGCAGATAATGACCAATACGACAAGGCCACCTATCATCTCTTGTTTATGATGTTCGTGCTTTATGCAATTTCTGGAGGACGTCCATGACCACCCACCCCGCAGGTACGGCTGATCTGGTGAAGCGGTTGCTTGACGCAAATGTTGACTTTGGTTTGTGCGATGAAGTCAACGCTCGCATCGAACAGCTTGAGGCCGAAAACAAACATCTCGGCGATCTGTATGATGATACATGCTATTACCATACGCCAGACGGTAGAGCTCAATTTCATGCGCGCAAGATTTCCGCTCTCGAAGCCGCCCTCACCCGCGCCAATGCCGCCACGGCTGCGGCGTATGAAGTGGCGGCGAGGATGATCGACAGCGTGGAGGATGCACCAGAATTTGCAGATACCATGCTGTCCGCAGTATGGGATGTGCAGCGCAATATCCGCGCCCTCGCCACGGCAGACCAGCGGTCCGCGCTGGATCGACTGATCGCGGAGGCGGAAGCGCGGGTGTGGGAACAGGCTGTGATCATTGCAAATAAGCTGTTGGTTCGCGCCAAGTTTGGCAGCGATACGCTGACAGAGGTTGTTTACAGCGACTTCGTTGGTACTGCCATCCTCGTCGCCAGCAAGAAAGGCGGTGCGTGATGGCCATGTGCTGTGCGTCTATTGAGTGGGACGAAGACGAAAAGCCAAACGGTGAATGCCCTGACTGCGGGGCAGAAACGGTTGATGGCGTCGCCTATGACCAATGCCACTATTCGGCTGAGGTATGTAAAACATGCCACTCGGCACCATGCGATTTATCGTGCTAAAGGAGCCACAAATGACTGACCTGATCCGCCGTGAGGATGCGCTAACCGTAGCTAAGTCATTTGTGTCGTACGGTATTGAGTGGCGTCTGGAACAAGATATGACCGCAATCCCCGCCATAGACCCGCAGCCCGACCCCCGCGACGCCGTGATTGCGCGGCTGGTGGAGGCGTTGGAGCATATCAGATCACGGGCAATTTCCACACGAGGCGATCAGGCATACCGCGAATTTCCGCGTTTTGCAGAAAAAGCTAGCCGCGCCGCCATCGCAGCGGCCAAACCTTCCTATCATCAAAATCAGAAAGGTAAATAATGGACTTCGCAACAGATTTTGTTGTATGGTTCATCTTTGGGTGGATCATTGGGACAGCCCTCTTTCACGTCTTTCCTCGTTTCTAAGGAGAATAACATGCACTACAATTGGCCTTCCGCTTCCAAAGCTGGTCGTTCCCCCTTGAACATCGGGCGTTCTTTGGAACGTAATAAACGTAAGCAGGCACGAACGGCTGAAAACCGTGAATATCGTGCCTCTCTCCACCAACAGAAAGTGTCTGCCCGTGGGGATGCTAACACCATCCAAGGGCAGATTGACCAAATCTCCCTACGGGGGGCGAGGGGATGAACCTTCTTTCATCAGCAGCCTACGGATTGTTCTCCACAATTCTTTTCCTTGTTGTTGTATGTGGGCTTTTGATCCTATCACGTCTGGCTATTGATTGGATGTTCAAAGCCTTTCCAAACATCCCATTGTCTGTCCCCTACCTTATCGTTGGCATTGTGTTGGTGTTTCTTGGCATCACACTAATCATCTACACAGAAGGAAAGCTGTAACAGAGAGGCTAGGAGGGGCCTTACAGCCCCTCTGGCCATTTTCATAGGCGCTGGTAGCCAAAACTATTAGGGGCTCTGTATGGGCCTCTTTTGCGGGCGTGGCGAAAGAGGTAAACGCAGGGGACTTAAACTCCCTAAGCTGTCGGTTCAAGTCCGACCGTCCGCACCAATTCTTTTTCGTGGAGGAGATATGCCACATCAATTCAAGGTGGGAGACTTAGTTATTCGTCACCCTGATTTTCGTGCAGGTTGGCCTGAGTTCTTCTCTAGAGGGGATCAACCACTTACGGTTGTAAGTGTTAGCCCTCTTGGCGGGTCGCTGACGTTAGCCGAGCTTGGGGACAAGGCAATTTTTTGGAGTTCGAGATTCCTTCCTTGCCAACCTATTAGTGGTAATCTGGAGGACTACCTATGACACATAGATTCAAGGTAGGGGATTGGGTGGTGAGAAAGAAGGAGCACCTTGATCACCCGTTTTGGCATAAAGTCGGATCAACTCCCGTTCAAATTACGCACGTGTATCTTGATGAGGACATTGCAGTTTCCGGCTCATCCGCGAGGTGGTGGCAATCCTTTTTCCAAACCCCCTGCCCCAAAGAACTGTCAACCAACTTAGAGGATTATTTATGATTTCTGCACCCGTTACCCCTCCCCCTCCTGTTGTTCCTATCACACGTTCTTTTGTCGATTGGGAAGACATTGCTATTGCAGCTATGAAAAAGAAGGAGAAGAAAAATGAACACTGAGGCTCTTGTGGACAAAAGCCTTTCCTCTGTTCTTGCCACTGTCACACAATCTCTAGTGGATGCTACGAAAGAATACGGCCCTGATGCTGTAGAGCTTGGTTTGTTCGTGTATCGAATGGAAGCCACACAGAAACTTATCCTTGCCTCTGTGATTTCAGTGGTATTAATCATTTTTTTGAAGATATGGATTAAATGGGCTAAATCCTGTAAGGACTGGAGTGACCCTAATCAAGGATTTCCTCGTGGTTTTGCCGGAGTTGTGCTGACCCTTATCACCGTCCCACTTGTAGTGGAAGTGATTCTTGACTTGTTCAATCCCTTCTATTGGGTAGCAGCTTTTGGCTATCCAGAGGTTCTTGTCGCCTATAAGGCCCTTGAAGCAGCAGGCCTGATGTAACCTAATTACCTGTCCGTAGTTCAACTGGATAGAACAACGAGCTTCTACCTCGTATGTTGGGGGTTCGAGTCCCTCCGGGCAGGCCATTCTTTTACAGGTGGATAATGGAATTTTATAAGTTCAACAAAGGTAAGGCAGCAAAACTCAGCCTTTTGGAAGCGTATGAGAGTTGGGCAAAAGACAGAAAAGTAGACCTAAATAAACCTTTTGAAAAAGGTTTTGGTCGTGGTAATAACGTAGGACTAAAAATGATGGAAGATGTGGTAACTTCTGTAGATTGGGGGGTCTTTGATCTTTGTGTTGTAGAGGGTAACCTCTCCGATTATGTGTGAGGAAATATGGAAGAATGGATTTTCGACCCATCTTGTAGGGTTACCCATCAAGCAGACTACGATTCCCACATTAATTGGGCCAGAGCTAATAGCATTGACCTAACTCGTCCCGCTAAGTTTGTCAAGTTTGAACCCCCTCTTTATGGAAGACCTGATAAATATTCCCTCCACCTTATCTTTGACACGGGGTATCGTGCAGGAGAAAGCAAACATCTCGTTACCCACTGCTTCAAACCTATAAACATCAACCAGTCCTTAGAGGACTTTATGTAGGAGAATAAAATGAAAGCTCTTGTCGCAATTGCCCTCTCCCTTTTTGCTACCACATCTGTTGCCCAAAACATTAACTGTGGGCCAAGTGAACAGGTTTATTCCTACCTTGAAAACGACTACAAGGAGTTTCTTGCATTCGTGGGAATGGATGTTGGTGGTATCCTATTGGAGGTGTTTGTGAATCCAGAGACGGGGACTTTCACTTTGCTCTCTACTGATGCACAAGGGTTGTCTTGCATTCAGGCTAATGGGGAACACTTCCAGAGTTTTGCACTTCCCCCTAACGTGTGAGGACAACACATGAGCCAACCTTTTCCTAATGGGACTTTAGTCACAAGAAAGCCTCAACACTACAATGATTGGTGGAGGTCTTGGTGTCGTAGATACAAACTTCCACTAGATAGTGTCTTTATCATTAATGGGTGGGAAGTTTGTCACGACAACTTAGAAGGAAAAATGGCGGCAGGCCCTGACTTGTCCCTCTTCTGTCAATATATTGACCCAACCCAAACTCTTGAGGATTTCGCATGAAACTTATGGTATATGGCACCCTTAAACTTGGGTATGGTAATAACGCACTACTGCGTGGAGCCTCTTTCCTTGGGGAAGCTTTTACGGAGAAAAAGTATGCACTCTTTAACTGCGGCTTTCCGAAGGCTGTAACATTCACGAAAGACGAAGAGTTGTTTCCCATGCTTCCTATCATGGGGGAGGTATTTGAGATCAATGATAAGCATCTTAGTGCCTGTGACAGTTTGGAAGGTCATCCTGTTTGGTACAAACGCGACACCATTCGTGTCCTTCTTCCTGCTCTTCAACGAGAAGAGGATGTTATGATCTATGAGATGAATGAGTGGGTTAATGGTAGACCACTATGTAATACCATAGACTATAACAATAATAAGTATTATTACTGGGACAGGTAATTTTTAAACCCCTAGTTATATATAGTCAAAAACGAAGGCTTGTCAAGGGGTCTGAAAAAATAAATATTTTTTGGGGGTTGTGATGTACACACCAAAACAAGTAAGCTTAACAGTGGCATTCTTTAAGAATGAGTGGACCAAAAATGGTAGCGCCTACTCTTACAGCTCCAGAGAAAGGTGCAAATCTTATCAAGAGGTGTTTTCAACCGCACTGAGTTCACCACCTAGCATTTTTCACTCTCTTTGGTGGGCGCACATTTGCGACAAATTAGAGAGATTAGGAATACTCCTAACCTCGTCAGATTTTGCAAATTATCGAGACAAAATGGACAAGGCCAGTGAAAAACAACAATTTCTGCAAACTGTGTTTATGACCCTAGCTAAAGAGGGCTTGTCACAAAAGTTAGAGGACTATCTATGACAGAGTTCACAGAAGACGCCGTAAATAGGGCCGTCAAGGCTTTCATCGACGGTTGGGAGGAAGACAACGACCTATTCTTTAATGCACAAGACAAGTATAAAAGTGTATTTGAGTTGTTTTTAGCTGCAACAAAATACCCGGAGTTGTACAACAGTCACCTCAATTGGAGCAAAGCCGCTAAACAGGTTATAAAGGGTGGAGTCCATCTTTCTGACGATGCCTTTGGAACTTTTTATGAACGTGCTGGCGGTAATCCTAACATGGACATGGATTTCGAGTTTTTCGAAGAGGTTACGCAAGAAGAACTAGACTTCATTGACCAAGTGTTTAATCGTCTTGCCCACCCAATCGACTTCACCAAACAAAAACTGGAGGACTACAAATGACTGTAGCAATGCTTCGTCGTCGTAAACTTGGCCGTACAAGCTGTAAAGAAATCACAGCTTTCTCTAACAAGATTGATCTGGTTGTTCGTAATGACCAGCCTATGCCCGCTGATGTTGATCTTGTCATTCGTTGGGGGACCACTAGCAATGTTCCCGCACGTAATGTAGTCAATACGGCAGAGGCTATCCATCGTGTAGGCGATAAGGCTGGATTTCGTAGTTTGTTGATGGAGACTTGGGGAGATCAGGGCGCGCCCCGCAAGGGTCCATTGTGTCCAAAGACTTATCTAGAAGGAGATGTTCCACAAGAAGAACTGCTTCTCTTCCACGATAAGATTGTTGTGCGTCCTCGCGTCCATGCACAAGGTAAACATGTTTATCTGTGCAACAATGTAGCGGAACTAAACGCAGCAATCCAACGTTGTGGTGAAGGTTGGTATGCCTCTGAATACATTCCCAAGGTGGCTGAGTATCGTGTTACCTTCGTTCAAGGCCGTGTATGTTGGATTGCCAAGAAAACTCCGGGCAATCCCCAAGATGTTGCATGGAACGTGGCCCGTGGCGGTCGCTTCGACAATGTTCGTTGGGACGAATGGCCCCTCAAAGCTGTTCGTATCAGTTATGAAGCCTTTATGCTGTCTGGACTTGACTTCGGGGCTGTTGATGTAATGGTTGACGCAGAGGGCAATGCCTACGTCCTTGAAATCAACTCTGCCCCCTCTCAAACTTCTCCTTATCGTCAGGAGTGCATGGCTAAGTGTTTTGACTACCTGATTGAACACGGGAAACAGACGATTGGTATTACAGAAAATCTGGGCGGTTGGAAGAAGTTTATCCATCCGGCCTTGTCCGACGAAGCCATCCTCGTATAGGTGCGATATGAAAGAACTTGAGAAGGTAAGAACGCAATTTGCCAAGGACGCCAAGACTAACAAAGGCTCCTCTAACGCATACATTGCAGTGGTTGAAGACAGTGGGTTCTACCGTCTGCTTGGTGGGGGGCCTTGCCACGGAGCTTTGCAAAAATATCAGTTGGAGGGAAAACTGACCTACAAAGTGAAGTATATCCTATCATGGGTTATGCCAATTCTCAGCTCTCAAGCTTTTGCTGACGAGTACATTCGTTGGTTGGCAAACGAAAGTCCTTGGGCTGTTGTCTTTCTCACCAAAGATGTGGAAGATATTAAGAAGTTTGGTTGGGTGGTCAGTGCAGAATACCCGGCTAACTTTGTCGCCAGTGCTTTGATTGCAACACGTAACATTACGGAGAAGTACACAGACAGTGTTTGCGCCCGCCTCCCGATTTACGAAGAAATCCTTCGTCTTGGATTCTCTCATGCAGAGGCCTATATCTTCTCGGCCTCTTATAACAAGGCTCACAGCAGTGGTAAAAAGCTTTATCCCTTGCAGTATGCACGACTATCTTCGGGTCACAGCCCATTCGAGTTGAGCTATGCAAATGAAGCCTACTACCGCAATTTCCTGAACAACACCCCAGAAAACCTCAAGAAGGAGACGTTTAAGGAAAACTCCGGTTATACGGACTCTGTGACAGCTATGTGGTCTAAAGGGGGGAGCAAGGACTCCTTTTCTGATTGGATGCGTGGCATTCAGCCCAAAGTAGTCACGGCTGCTAAGAACTACAATATCTTTGAGAAAGCCCCTGTCAAGGGTTATACGATCAACTCCCCAGAAGATTTCAAAAATGTTCTGGAACAAGCATTGGAACGGATTCACCATGCGTAAGAAAGTCCTAGTGGTTGGGTTGGACTATGGTATTGCGCGTATGTTCATCGAAGAGGGGTGGGATGTAACACATAATCCACTTGAGACTGGCTTTGATCTTATCCAGTTTACTGGTGGAGAAGATGTTGACCCTTCCTATTACAATGAGCGCAAGCATCCAGCTACCCACTCCAACCCAGCTCGTGATGCACGAGAAGCAGCAATCTACCTACAATTCTCTAACAAAGTACCTATGGCGGGTATTTGCCGTGGGGCACAGTTCCTAAATGTGATGAACAAGGGGAGTATGTGGCAGCATGTCACAAACCATGCTATTGGTCGCACTCATTCTGCTTTTGACCATATCAATCAGGAAGATGTAGCGGTCACATCTACCCATCACCAAATGATGATTGCAGGAGAAGGGGCAATGTTATTGCTCTCCGCTTCCTGTGCTGAGGTTAAGCAGGGCTTTGAGACACAGGAGCTAGGTGGCATTACCCCTGACGTAGAGGCCCTCTATTACCCAGCTACGGACTGCCTGTGCTATCAACCCCACCCAGAGTATTGTGGAGTAGATCATCCCTGTCGTGTCAAATACTTTGAATATCTAGAAACCTTTCTTGGTCTGTAAGGAGAGCTAATTTGTGTGGACTTGTTGGCGTATTTGGAAATCCCGTCACTGAAAACTTGAAGAAAGCTTTTCACGACATGCTGTACCTTGATGTTCTCCGAGGAGAAGACTCAACAGGGGTAGCAGCAATCTCAAATGCCTTTGGGGATAAGCCAGAGGTAGAGTTGTTTAAGAGTGTTGGTGGTGCCTCCGAGCTGTTCTACGAACACAACAAAGCAACTCGTGGTCGTTCGTTGACGTTTAGGAATGTCAATCTCTATATTGGTCATAATCGCTTTGCCACGCAAGGTAAAATCAATGTTGAGAATGCTCACCCCTTTGAGTTTGATAATGTTGTAGGTGCTCACAATGGTACCGTCAGCATGTCCTCGATTAAAAAGTTTCATGGTTACGATGACTATGATGTGGACTCTCAAATCATCTATTCGCACCTTTCCCACACTCAAGACATCAAAGAGGTTTGGAAAGACGCTGATGGAGCGTTGGCCTTAACTTGGTGGGACAAAGTAACAAAAAAGTTCCACATCATTCGTAATTCACAAAGACCTCTGTTCTTGGTCTACTCCAAAGACAATAAGGGGATAATGTGGGCATCAGAAAGTTGGATGCTTGTCATTGCGGCTGGTCGTAATAGTCTTGCGACTAACGACATTGTGGAGGTCAAACCTAACACCCTCTACACATTTGAACTGTATGAGAAAGGAGAAATCCACCATACGGAGACCACTGTGCCCCCTTTCGTCGCAAAGCCTACGTACTTCCGGTCAAACTTCTTCCATCAAAGAGATTGGGACGATTGGAGAAACGATTGGGGAGACGAAAAACCAAAGGTAGATAAGCCTGTTGTAAAACCTAATCAGAACACGGGTGAACAACTAATCGTGACAGAGTTTCACGATATTCCTAACGCTCCTGCTGCTTTTGGTCACCTAGCCTCTGGCGCTGCGGTAAGGGTGATTATCCCCCTTCCAATGTACAAAGCCGCAAAAGAGCGTCTTACCAAAGAGGGGGAGAAGGGGTTCTTCTTTGCTCGCAAAGTGTTCCGTAATACTCAAGACCCAACACAATTCTGGTGTAACTGGGGAGAGATGAACTTCATCAAACTTAAGGACGATGTTGATGTTGTTCGTCTTGACAACAAAGGATTCCAAATCCGAAAGCAAGAGCAACTCAGTGACTTCGCACCTTGGCACGATAAGTCAGTGTATCTGACTCGCAGCGCCTATGAGAAACGCACTGAGGAAGGTTGCCAATGCTGCTACACTGTTCCAACTTGGGAAGACCGAGCTGAAGTTGTTTGGCTGGACCAAAACTTCTTCTTTTGCAAAGAGTGCAAAGACATCTCTTATGTAGAAGACATGATCAAAAACCACAAAACCAAAATCGCGTAAGGATACAACATGAAAATCAACGGCATTGAGTTCAAGATTGGCGCTGACCCGGAGTTCTTCGTCAAAAAGTTTGGCAAGTTGCATTCTGCACATGGCCTTATCCCCGGCACCAAAGAGGCCCCGTTCAAAGTGCCTAAAGGCGCTGTACAAGTGGATGGCATGGCTTTGGAGTTCAACATCGATCCGGCCAACGACTACACTCAGTTTGAAGACAATATGACCACTGTGATGGACAGCATTATGGGCATGATCCCCGGCTATGAGGTCTTTGTGGAACCCGTTGCTGACTTTGGCTTGGAATATATCCAATCACAGCCGAAAGAGGCGAGTGAGCTTGGTTGCTCTCCCGACTTCAATGCTTACACGAAAATGGCGAACCCACGCCCCAATGCAGACACTCCCTTCCGTACTGCATCCGGTCACGTTCATATCGGTTGGACCACAGAGGCGGTTGACATCAATAACGAAGGGCACCTCGAAGCTTGTCGTGCCCTGACCAAAGCCCTTGACGTTTACCTTGGCATCCCCTCCCTTGCTTGGGATAATGATGACCGTCGTCGTTCTTTGTACGGTGCTGCTGGTGCATTCCGTCCCAAGCCGTACGGCATGGAGTATCGAGTCCTTAGCAACAAGTGGATTACCCAACCTCACCTCCGTAAACTGGTCTATTTCAATACGATGGACGCTATCAAAGCCACTTTTGATAACCCCGATGTTGGTGACACTCAGTTCTATGGTCTTACCGCCCGTGACATCATCTCCAAAACAGATGAAAAGTGGAACTCGGCGGCTATCTTTGCTTTCAACTATGGCAACATCAAATCTCCGAAGCACTATCGTGAGGCAGTATAATGTATGACGATGATCTCGAATATGCCAAAAAACGTTTAGAAGGAACTTTGATCAGAAAGAGTGATGGTCACCCGTTTATTGTAGATCAAGTGAGTGTTGAAAGTAAGGTGATGGTCTGTTTTGGTACTGACATGGCCTTAGAGGTCACAGAAACCTTACCCCTCTCTCAACTTGACTTAACCCCTGTAAAGTTGGGGTTTGTTAACTACAATGGAAAGATGGTCTTTGCTTGTCGCAAACCTATGCGTAAAGATTGGAAGCAAGGTCTCTCACTTAACAGCCTTGTTGTGTACGGCTCCGACAAAAGGGATATTGGTCTTCGCAGTTTGACCAAAACCGTTATGAATAACTACCCCAGCCTAGCAGACTGCATCTCTTACCTGAAGAAAACAAAAAACCGTTCGATGGCTTTTTCAAGAGACTTCGGTTTGGCAAGCAGGGGGGAAGAAACCCTTCTTGTGTACCGTAAGTATGAGGTGGGAAAACTTATCGAAGGCCGTCTGGTCCTTAACCCAGATAAATTCTTTCTTGAACAGCACCTTGCAGAAGTTGTAGGATATTACAATGGCTAAAATCGCAGACCTTATCCCTTGCCGCAAGCAAGAGGGCAGCCTCGGAGTTGAGATTGAAATTGAGGCAGACAATTTGCCTCCCGCAGAGGCTGTATCAAATCATTGGCGTCTTGAGCGAGACGCCTCTCTTCGTGGGGAAAGTGGGGAGTTTGTGTTACGTCAACCTCTTAACGAGGATAAGTTGACAGAGGCTTTTAACGAACTCACTGGTGCTATGAAAAACTCTAAGACCAAGGTTCGTCCCACCTACCGTGCAGGTGTTCACGTACACGTTAACGTGCAAGACCTCACCCCCAAGCAGTTGGTCACCTTTATCGCAGCCTACTTTGTATTGGAGGAAGTGTTCCTATCATTCTGTGACAAAACCCGTACTGGGAATCACTTCTGTCTGCGTATGTCTGATGCAAGTTATACGCTTGACATGATCACGGAGATGATCCTGACCAACTCTCTTAAGACTTTGGACACAGAAGACCTTCGTTATGCCAGCTTAAACATTACCAGTTTGTTCAAATATGGCTCTGTGGAGTTTCGTGCGTTGGAATCTACGACAGATTTTGACAAGATTAAAGCTTGGGCAGGGGCATTGAACTATGTAAAAGAGTTTGCTAAAACTCTCCCCAACCCTACAGACCTTCTCGGACAAGCAAGTGAACGTGGTTTTGAAGCTTTTGCTCGTGATCTGCTTGGTCCACATTACAAGGTCTTTGGACAATATGCAACTGAGAGTAAAATTCGAACTGGGGTGAGAAATATCCAGTACGCCATCTACTCTCGTGATTGGAATGTGGTTGACCTGAACATCTTCAACAAAAATAAAAACCTCTTCTCATCTTGACAAAGGTGCCATATGAACCATATTAAGGTAGGTGATTATGTAAGATTTCTGGGAATAAAAGACTCAGAAGGTCTTTCGGTAGATCACGCAGGGGAGAACAGACATATTGGAGAGGTTGGAAAGGTGATGTCTATAACTCCCTCTCACAGGTACCCAATGGGGTGTCTGTTTGAAAAACTGTTGCTTTCCGCTTTTCGGGCCAATGAAATTGAACTTGTATCCAACACCTTCGAAAAAATTGAGGATTACATGTAATGTTAGATGAAGCAGCTAAAAACAAAGCTGTCGGTGCTTTTATGAATGCTTGCCAAAGTGGAGAACACGGGGTATTCTTTGACATGGTAAACGGGAAAGATGCCATTTCTTTCTTCTCCTCTTTTGTGGAACAACCAGAGAACTATACTATTAAATTGGATTGGTCTGGTGCTACGTCCCTATTAAAACGAAGTGGCGTTGAAATCCAACGGTACGCTTTTGCGGCCTTATATCACAGGAAAACAGGGGGGCTAAGTTACGACAGGGTGTGTGGTGATTATGGTGTAGGCAGAGAAGAGGTTATCTTCTTAGAGGAGGTATTTGATCGTCTATCAAGACCATTGGACTTTCTCAAACTTAAGTTAGAGGATTTTGCATAATGTACCCAGCAGGGAGCCTAGTAAAGCTGCATCCGACACAACCCCGTTATGGTAATCTGCCTTATGATATGCACCGCCGAAAAGGTGGTACAGATCGAGTGTATCAAGTGCAATATGACAGGGGGGATCAAAGCTTGGTGTGTTATTTGTGGGACACAGTGAAAAACAAAAGACGGGGCTATCACCGTTACAGAATCTACAAAGAAGACCTCCTCCCCATTGATTTTGTTCTTAAAACGAATTTGGAGGATTGGCTATGAAATCCCTTTACGTTTTTAATCCAACTAAGGCCGGAAAAGCTGCGGAGGACTACTCCAGATACTTTAATGGTGTTTTAGACTTATCTCAACCTGTTTGGTGCGAAGAGAACAAAGATGGATTCGGGAGTAGTGGTTTTCTTCACTACCAGACAAAAAGTAACAAAAACTCACGGGTAGGAGTCAACCTTTCCTATTTTGACCCTTACATCCCAGACGGGAGATTGGAAGACTGGGCATGATTGATCGTAGATGGCAAAAAGGGCAAATTTTACAGTTCCTTGGGTGTAAACATGCCGACGGAAGTGTCGCAACAAAAGGATCAGAAGATTTTATAGATCAGTTTAAGCCCGGAGATGTGGTAAGGGTTCATTCTGTTAACCCTCTCACGCAAGCGATGTACCCGTACACAGTTTTTCACGTAGATTTTGATATTGAATCTGTTGTTGAAGACGAAGTTTATGAAGAAACTTGCGTAAGGGAAAGTGAACTAGGTCCACTTAACCTAGGTAATATTGAGGATTATATGTAAGGAGTGAGATGGGAATCCAGATTGATGAACTGCCGCACAGTTGCGGTACAAAAAAGGCCTTAAAGGTCTTTGCACAAGAAGATGGGACAGTTGACGCATTTTGCTTTGCCTGCCACATTCCCGTCAAAGACCCTTATGGAGACGGAAGAACGGTAGATGACCTACCAAAAAGAAAAGAAAAATCTGCTGCCGATATTGCAGCAGAGATTGCAGAGGTTGATGGATATCAAACCTTAGACATTCCTACACGTAAACTTCGTGCTGGCACTCTCGCCAAATTTCAGGCTAAGGTAGCTGTGTCGGAGACAGATGGTAAAACTCCATCTGCTATTTACTGGCCCGTCACTAAAGCTGGCAAGTTGTCTGGATATCACGTAAAGATTTTGGATAAATCTTGCCCACCATTCAACATTGGTGATACACGAGATTGTGATCTCCTTAACTGGGAAAATGCTAAGGTTAGCGGGGCTTATCGTCTTATCGTCACCGAAGGTCCAGAAGATATGGCATCGGTGGACCGTCTTTATGAAATGTATGGGGATGTCAATTACACTCCCGCTGTTGTATCTTTACCTCATGGTAGCGCATCCGCCAAAAAGACCTTGACTAAACATGCAGAGGATATTCGTCGCCTTTTCAAGGAAGTGATTTTTTGTTTTGATGATGATGCAGCAGGTAAGATTGCTGTAGAAAAGGGGATGCTTGCCATTCCCTCTGCCAAGGCCGTAAAACTGCCCACTAAGGACGCCAACCAAGCCCTCCTAGAGGGGAAGGCCAAGGCTGCGTACAATGCCCTAGCCTACCATGCAGAGGCCCCTAAGAACACTCGTATCGTTACGGCTGCTGACATCCATGAAAAGGCCAAGGAGCCTGCTAAGTTTGGTGAATTGTCTTGGCCTTGGGAACGTATGAACAAAGACCTTCGTGGCATTCGTCTTGGGGAAACTATCTATCTTGGTGCAGCAACTAAAATGGGCAAGACCACCATGAAAAATGCTTTGGGAGCACACTTTATGGCTGCTCATGGTGCAAAAGTGTTTATGGCATGTCCAGAGGAACCGAATGACGTTACCTACAAACTCTTGGCTAACCAACTTACAGGTAAAATCTTCCATGACCCAGAGATTAAATTTGACGCAGATGCTTACGAACATGCAGGTAGCATCATGCGAGATAAGTTATTCATGCTTAATCTTTATCAATATTTGGGCTGGGAGACCTTAAAGAAGGATATCACCGAAGCTGCTGAACAAGGGTCTAAGGCTGTTTTTATTGACCCTATCACTTCGTTGTCTAATGGTGTCAACTCTGGTGAGGCTAATACATTGCTACAAGCTTTTTCGCAAGAGCTTTCAGCTATGGCACAAGACATGCAATTCACTGCTTTCATCTTCTGTCACCTTAAGGCACCAGAGGGTCAGATCGCAGAGGATAAACGACAAAGTTACTACAAGAAAGAACAATATGTCGATTTGGGGAATTGTTCTCACGAGATGGGTGGGTCGGTGTATTCTGCTCAGTTTGCTGGTTCTCGTGCTATGCAGCGTTCAGCCCATTTAATGTTGGCCTTGCTTGGTAATAAAGACCCAGACCTGCCAGAGGAAATTAGAAATACACGAGAAATCCGTGTTCTTGAAGATCGTATGTGGGGTAGTTCTGGTAAATACCAGTTGTTCTATAACAAACAAACAGGAAGGTTTGTAGAGGTATGACCTTAGAAAATCTATACAAAGACCGAAAGGGTTTCATCTACAAAATCTACCGCTATGTTGGAACCTATGACATTGCAGAAGATCTGGTTCAGGAAGCTTTTACAAAAGCTCTGGACAAGTTTCCTCAGTATGACCGCAACAAGGGTGCGCTAAAAAGCTGGTTTAACTCCATCCTGTTTTCAGTGATGTGGAATTATAAACGATCTTTGAAGCGTACTCCTTTCACAGTAGACATTGTGGATTACCTAGACTCAGAGGATTTCGCTTATTACGAAGACACTGAGCTACGAGACATCCTTATGGAAGTGGATAATAAGTTGCATCGTAAGGTGCTATTGTCTCACTTAGTCCTTGGTTACTCGTTAGAAGAGACCTCAAGCCTCACAGGTGTTAATATTGGTAATGCACGAAAGATTGTGCAAAGATTTAGGAGTGGTTACAATGACAGTCAGTTGGTACAAAACAGCTAACGAAATTTTGGTAGTTACAGAAAAAGACCCAGAATACAATAGCGTGGACATTGTAGACCTAGACGAGCCTACAGTGAGAGAGCTATATGAGTTCATCAAAGCAAATTATGACACAGATTGGTGGGACAGCTTAAAATGAAACTGTGGAAGATTTCTCGCAAGGATAGAATTGGTTACGACGAATACGATTCGGCTGTGGTAGCTGCTGAGACAGAAGAGCAAGCTCGTAACATTCACCCTTGCCACAGTAGGTATGACGGAACAGGTGTTGACTGGGACGCCCCCAAAAACTTAACCGTGCAGTACCTCGGAGCCACGGATCGGGCAATCAGCGGTGTTATTTTAGCCTCTTTTAACGCAGGATAGTGAAATGAAAGACAATCTAGTAGAAGAGCAGATAGGCCTACCAATTGTGGTGGATAACTATGAGAGGTATGACCAAACAAAATTAAGTGTTCTATTCCATGAAATCTCAGACAAGTTTGAAGATGCCAAAAGTAGTGGATATAAGGATATTTGGGTGACGTTTAATTCTACTATTGCACCCTATGAAGAATACCCCGGATGTGTAGAAATTGAAATCAACGGTCTACGAGAGAAAACAGAAGCAGAGAAGTCTTTAGAGAGAGACCAAAAACGTTTGGTAAAATTAGCAGCCAAACTCGGTATCTCTTTCTACGAAGCTTCCGTTGTAGATCGTCTAGAAAAAGTTGGTAAGGTTAAGGTGTAAAATGAAGACTGTTAAGGACTTAATTGATATCCTTCTCACCATGCCCCCTGATGCGTGCTTGGTCACGTATCACATGGGGAATTGGCCTGATATTACGGAGATAGACTGCACCCGTTTAGGTGGCGGAGAGAATTTTGTGGAACTTAACCTAGTTTTCACAGAAAATTAAAGGGGATAGTATGATGAAGACTTTCCCAATTACTTACCGTCATGGGTACTATCCAGATACGGAGTACGAGTTGATTTCTGCTGAGATGTGGACTGATCTTGATCACCCTTATTTTAAATTAGAAGTGGTTGATGGCCCGAGTTGGCCCCTATTTGCTACCGAGATTGTGTACGAAGATGGTAAAATTGTCTGCCATTGCCCGGAGAACTTTTAATGAGCTACCGAGTTAGTTGGTACGTCCCCTACGAAGGAGAAGACCATGAGTATTTTACATCTTTGGATGAAGTAAAAAATTGGATTAGTGTAAATTCAGACCGTTTCCACAGAAGTTATGACGACCTGACAATCTTAGAGATCGCACGAGAGGTTGATGTTTACCAACTTATGAGGGAGAAGGTATAAATGAGTGATTCAGTTGACTGGTATGAACGAAAACACCTACTACGCCCACAAATGATTTTTCTTACTAAGGGTGGGGAGGTCAAAGTAAGATGAGATCGACGAGTGATGGGAATAAGACAATCTGTCTATTTGTAGACGACCTTCCTGATGGAAGTTGTCTGGTCTGGACCCCTGATGGTGAGATATCCACAAAAGATATTAACGGATCAGAGCCTTTCTACTTAAAAAACGGGGAAGAGATTTTCTGGCCCGATTGGGTGGATTGGTAAAAGTCAGAAAGGAAAAATAATTGCCAGTATTTGATTGCGAGGCGGACAGCCTAACCCCAACCAAGTTCCACGTCCTCTCGTATCAAACAGAGGATTCACCTTCCTCAATCACCAATCAACTTTCCATGAAGGATTGGTTGGAAAATCAAACGCTATTAGTGGGACACAACATCGTGTTGTGGGACATCCCCAACTTAGAGCGTGTCCTCAAAGCAAAAGTTAAGGCTAAGGTAATTGACACACTAGCTTTATCATGGTATCTCTACCCAGAACGTAAGATGCACGGACTTGACTGGTGGGGACGAGAACTTGGGGTTGAAAAACCTAAGATCGAAGATTGGGAAAACCAAACATTAGAGGAGTATGTACACAGATGCCAAGAGGACGTTCGTATCAATATTCTTCTTTGGGAGAAGATGAAAACTTATCTAGCCCTCTTGTATGGGACGGATGATGTAGAAAATCTACCAATCGTTAACTACCTCATGTTTAAGATGGACTGCGCGAGAGAGCAAGAGCGAAGCCGTTGGAAGCTGGACATTCCTTGGTGTCAAGCTGCATATGACAAGCTTGAGAAAGAACAAGCCCCAAGACTTGATGCACTAAAAGCTGTAATGCCAATGGTGCAGAAGAAAACATTAAAAGCCCCACCAGCAAAACCCTATAAGAAGGATGGCACACTGTCTGTAGAGGGGGCTAAATGGCAAAAATATTTATTTGAACAGGGCTTGACAAAGACTCATTCAATACCTATATATATAATCACGAAAGAAGAGGAACCTAATCCAAATAGTCCAGAACAAATCAAAGATTGGTTGTTCTCATTAGGTTGGGAACCAATTACATTCAAATTCATTAAGGAAGATGATGGCACAGAGAGAAAAATCCCTCAGATTAAACTTCCTAATTCCCCTGATATTTGTCCTAGCGTTCTTGAACTTGCAGAGAAAGAGCCAGCGATTAAAGAACTGGAGGGGCTATCCATTGTTAAACACCGACTTGGTATCCTCAAAGGATTCCTAGAGAACGTTGATGCAGATGGGTTCTTAAAGGCAAGGGTGCAAGGATTTACCAACACCCTTCGGTTTAAGCACACTGAAATTGTCAACCTCCCCGGAGTTAACAAGCCTTATGGCGAAGAGGTCAGAGGTTGTCTGATTGCTCGTGACGGCTATGAGCTTGTTGGCACAGACATGGTTAGCTTGGAAGACACCACTAAGCGTCACTACATGTACTTCTACGATCCAGATTACGTTAACGAGATGTCTGACCCTAACTTTGATCCCCACCTTGACCTTGCAATTAATGCGGGGGCTGTGGATAAAGAGGATGTTGTCATCTTCAAAACCTACAAGGATGCGACAGATAATGGCGACAATATCAACGCCGTAATTAAAATGGTCACTGGTCTTCGTAAATCTTACAAGGTTGTCAATTATAGCTCCGTTTATGGTGTTGGTGCTGTAAAGCTTGCTAGAGAACTTAAGTGTACTGTCGCCAAAGCTAAGGGCATGTTAGAGAAGTATTGGGAACGTAACTGGTCTGTCAAGAAAGTGGCAGAAGATTGCAAAGTGAAAAAAGTGAATGGTCAGATGTGGCTGTTCAACCCAGTTAGTAAATTCTGGTATTCACTTCGTAATGAGAAAGATCGGTTCTCCACCCTGAACCAAGGAACTGGTGTTTATTGTTTTGACAGTTGGATTAGAGAGTGTCGTAAACGTCGTCCTCAACTAACGGCCCAATTCCATGACGAGTCTATCAGCGAGGTCAAAAAAGGTTTTGCTGACAAACTAAAAGCTCTACAGCAAGAGGCTATTGACGCTGTAAACGCTAAACTAAAACTAAACGTAACCCTTGCCGTTGATACACACTATGGCAACAGATATTCGGAAATTCATTGATGACCCCAGCACAACAGAAATACCTAAAAGACCGTATTAGTCAAATTTCTAGTGACAAGCTCAGAAAATTAGACGCAAATAAGAGTTACCGTCTGACCAATGCAGAGTTAGATGAGTTAGTCTCAACTAACCAGTACGAAGTAGTTAAGGATATGTACGGGCATTATACTCTTTCGTTCCCAAAACAGGAAGTGTTGTACAAAGAGTACTATGCCCTGCAAAAAGAAATCCGTGATGAGGCCAAAAGCCTTATGGATAAGGTTATGCTATCCGATCTCAATCAAGCAACCCTTGACGCTCTTGAAGCATTCGCAAATAAATAAGGAAAACCTATGAGCCTAAACGCAAAGAAAATTAAGTCCACAGCTTCTGACAATAAGAAGCGTCCTGACCCACTTGATGCAGGGTCGTACCCAGCTCGTCTTGTACAAGTGGTTCTGCTTGGCGTACAAAAGGAACGTCCCTACAAAGGAGAAGAGCGTGCCCCCCGTCTTCAAGCCCGTCTCACCTACGAAATGCTTGATGAGTTTATGAAAGATGAAGAGGGTAATGACATTGAGGACAAACCTCGTTGGTTGTCTGAACAACTTCCCTTCCTTTCGTTGAAAGCAGATTTGGCTAAGAGCACTAAACGTTATTATGCTCTTGACCCGGAAAGCAAAGCGGATGGTGATTGGGCCGAGTTGATTGGCACCCCCTGTATGGTGACGGTTGTTCAAGAAGTTGATAAGCGTCCCGGTGTTGATCGTATCTACGAGAAAATTGCATCTGTGTCATCCATGCGACCTAAAGAGGCCAGCAAGGCACCTGACCTGAAGAACCCCGGTTTTGTCTTCGATTTCTATGAACCCACTAAAGAAGGTTGGGACAATCTCCCGGAATGGATTCAAGATATTATGAAGAGCGCCGTAGACTTCGAGGGAAGCCCGCTAGAGGCTATGTTGGGGGGTTCGGGTAAGAAGGTAGCCCAGAAAGCTAAAGCCTCTGTAGCAGCCTCTCAGGAAGTGGATGAGGGCACTGACACTGATGACGAAAACTGGTAACTAGGTAGGCCCATGAAGCAATTTGTTATTCCAGATATCCACGGTAACCTCAAATTGCTTAATCGGGCATTGGAGGTTATCGAGGCGAGAGACAATAGTGGAGAGATTATCTTCACTGGAGATTACATTGACCGAGGAGAAGATAGTAAGGGGGTGATGGATCGTCTAATGTTTGGACCCCCAGACGGGTGGAAATGGACAATTATACGTGGTAATCACGAAGATATGATGTTGGAGTCCTTTCATAGTACACATGCCTACAGCATGTGGCTTAGTAATGGTGGTAAGGAAACTCTAAAGTCTTTTGCAGGGGAGGATGATTTTGAACCCTACAAAAAATGGATCAGTGAACTTCCTCGTTATGTTTGGGATGAACACCGTATTTTTGTCCATGCTGCCGTGAGTGAAAAGCAACCCCTAGAGCGTCAGCATCCAGACACAACTCAGTGGGTTCGTTTTAATGCTGGGGATGATTACCCTGTTTACGGGAGGTATGTTGTACACGGTCACACTCCACAGAAAGTCCCTTTTGTTGGGAAACATCGGTGTAATCTAGACACTAACGCTTGGTTCAATAATATCTTGTACATAGCAGAGTTTGATAAAGGGGAGGTTGGTGGACCTATTAACATTCTAACTGTCACAGCTTGGAAGGGACTTCAGCAATGAAACCACTCATTGACGCTGATGTGCTTCTCTACGAAGTGGGGTTTTCATCAGAGAAAAGCGAACTGAATGAGGAGGGGGAGAAAATCATCGTCCCCTCTTCTTGGGAGTTTTGTCAAGACCTATTCGACGCCAAGATTAAACTAATCTGTGATGAGGTTCAGGCAACACAGCCCCCGCTATTGTTCATCACAAATACGAAACGTGTGAACAAAGCAAAAAACAAAGAAAGGAAACTCAAAGGTGAAGAGCCTAAAGAGTATGTTGAGAACTTTCGTGTCGAAGCTGCGAAAGAAAAAGACTACAAAGGTGGACGATCCAGCATTAAGCCCTTCCACTTTTACAACCTCCTCCATTATGTTCTCTCCAGCTATGATGTTCATGTTAACGAACAGGGCCTAGAGGCAGATGACGCGATGGTTATTATGCAATACTCCGCTTATAAAAACGGTGAGCAAACCATCATCTGCTCAAGAGATAAAGATGTGAGACAATGCCCCGGAGCCCACTATAGTTGGGAGTGTGGCAAGCAAGCTTCAGTTGGTCCTATCATCGTCGATGATTTAGGGTGGTTGGAAATGAAAGATAAGAAGAAGGTGTTTGGCGTAGGACAGAAGTTTTTCTATTACCAGCTCCTTGTAGGAGATGCTGTAGACAATATTGGTGGCATTAAGGGGAGAGGTCCAGCATTTGCCTACAATCTCCTTAAAGACGCCACCTCCATTCGTGAGTGTTATGAACTTGTAGCAGAAGTGTATGTAAAGTTCTGGGGAGATGACTGGAAGGAGAAGTTTAGAGAACAGGCATCTTTGTTGTGGATGATTAGAGAAATTGACGATAAAGGAGAAAAGGTTCAATGGAGACCCCCTCAAAAGACAAGCTAAAACCAATGACTGAATTTGAGCGTGAGATGCTTGTGCTTGAAAAGAAGAAGTTGGAGCTGCAAATGAAGAAAGAAGCACTCTTAGTGGCTCTTATGGTAGCAGCGGAAAACTCCAAAAGGGCACACTACCGTCGGTCAAACAGGTCTTGGTGGGATTGGTAATGAGAGTTTTAGTATGTGGTGGGAGGGACTTCAATGACGCAAACCTAGTGGAGGAGACCTTAAATAATATACACGAGGAGAATACAATCACCAACTTAGTACACGGTGGGGCACGTGGGGCTGACACCCTAGCTGGAGATTGGGCCAACTCACGTGGAATTGATGTGACTTATTGTCCCGCCAAGTGGGATTTGTACGGAAAATCTGCTGGTATGATTAGGAACGCGTACATGCTAACCCTGAACCCTGACCTCGTTGTAGCCTTTCCCGGTGGAAAGGGCACTGCCAATATGGTGAATTTAGCTAAAAAGAGGGGAGTAAGTGTGATCGTCATTGGCTAAGCAACTTAAAGAACGAACCAGAGCATCAGGGACGATGACAGATGCGATGTTTATCACCTTCGTAAAAGGACATTTACGTAGGGCCTCTAGATGGTGGAAGCCCATCTCAGAAACACTAAAGAAATCTCGTGTAGGGAGAGGTGTTTATCTTTGTAACGTCTGTGAACAACATGTTCCAGCCTCCATTGTTATTGATGGAAAACGACGAAAGAATATTTTAGTAGATCACGTTAATCCTGTAGTTGATCCCACCACTGGTTTTACTGGGTGGGACGACTTTGTTAACGGTCTCTACTGTGAAGAAGTAAACCTACAAGCTATTTGCTACCACTGCCACAATAAGAAGAGCGCCGAAGAGCGCAACCTAGCCAAAGAAGCTAGAGATAATAAAAAAGGATCAACTGATGAACAAATTTAACACGTTCAACGACATTGCTCACCGTCCACTCCGTATCTACAACCGTGCAGTTATGTTTCACAACCTGTACGAAGATCAGGGCCGTGGTGTAGCAGAAGAGTATGCCCAATCTCTTACCAAAGAGGAGCGCCTAGAGGTTGCTCAGATGACTGCTTTGGTCAAGAAGAAGGGGGTTAAGGTGGTTCAAGCTCTCGTCACCAAAGGTATTGACTTTGTTGATGAACCCTTCAAAGAAGAGAGCCGAGTATGAGTTTGTTTCCCGGAGACCTTGAGTCTGGAAAAACTACGTACTATCTTCCCAAACTAGGTATAGAAAAAGCAGTAGAGAAGGCAAACGCCGTTATCTCTCAATTGCCAACAGCGTCTGTCTTTGGGGTTAAGCACGATCAAGACAAATTGCCATACGACCTAATTCCCCCTGAGTTGATGGAGTCTGTCGCCAAAGTCTTGCAGTTTGGTGCCAAAAAATACGCCCCCCGTAATTGGGAAAAAGGTATGGATTGGAGCAGGGTTTTCTCTGCCCTACAACGTCACTCTTGGGCATGGTGGAAAGGTGAGGACAAAGACCCTGAGACAGGCTTCTCTCACCTAGAACACGCAGCTTGTTGCATTGCCTTTCTTTTGGCATATGAACAAAGAGAGGTAGGCAAAGATGATCGCGTATAATTCCCGGAGTATGTGCATTGAGTGTTAAAATCCTCGTTCTAGATATTGAAACTGCACCAAAAATCGCGTATGTGTGGCGCTTCTTCAAAGAGAACATCTCTGCTAAACAGGTCAAGGAGCATGGGCACATTATGTCTTTCTCCGCTAAATGGCTTGGTGGTGATGAGATTTTCTACGAAGAGAACAGAAAGGACAATGATCGCCTTATCGTAGAGAAAATGTGTCATCTGCTAGATGAAGCTGATATGATTATCGCACATAATGGTGAGCGATTTGATATGAAGCAAATTCGAGCTAGGGCAGTTGTACACGGCATTAAGCCCCCATCACCTGTTAAGGTGATCGATACCCTACTGATTGCCAAACGTGAATTTGCATTCCCTTCCAACTCCCTAGAGTATCTGACCACGGTTATGGGGTGTAAAACAAAGAAGGGCGGGCATAAGAAGTTTCCCGGATTTGAGTTGTGGCTTGAGTGTCTTCGTGGAAACGAAGAGGCATGGTCTGAAATGCGAGAGTACAATATCATCGATGTTCTCGCTCTAGAAGAACTCTACATTAAACTTCGTCCCTATGACACTAAGCACCCTAACTTAGCTGTGTACGCTGAAAACAAAGAAGAGCCTGTGTGCCCTAAGTGTGGTGGTATCCATGTTCAATGGCGTGGCTACGCCTACACTTCTGTCGGCAAATACCATCGTTATCAGTGTAATGATTGTGGTGGTTGGGGCAGAGGAAGATATAGTCTTCTAGCTAAAAACGAAAATCTGATTGCAAATCAAGCGACCTAATGTTTGAGTTTGTACTTGTTACCCTTTGTGTTATCCTCGTATTTGCAGCGGTGAGAGAATGAAAAAACTAAAAAAATTGAACGAAACGGTCAGGGAGTACAACGGAATTATGGCCCGTTTCTCCAAAGACCGTTCAGACGAAAATAAAGCCTTGGTTGATGATGTTATCGCAAGACTTAAGATGGAAGCGGAGGTAGTGTTAGTTGACCAAGATCACGGCTAAGTTAGTTGGGATTACCCAACCCACTATTGAACTGCGAGCAACGGGGCCGGAGGGTCTCGTTGCATATTGTGCCCGTGTTAGTAACCCTCAACACCAAGATAAGGAACTTGGCACTCTTCTAGACTACTGTATTCGTAATAAACACTACTCCATCTTTGAGATGGCTAATGCTGTAGTTGAGGTGGAGGCCCCACGAGATATTACCAGACAATTGTTACGTCATCGCAGTTTTTCGTTTCAAGAGTTTAGTCAACGATATAGCGATGAGATCGAGTTCACTGATCGTGAGTTTAGACGACAGGATGATAAAAATAGGCAGAACAGTGTGGATGACTTGTCTGAGTATGACAAAGAGACCATGCAGCACGAAGTGGACTACCTTCTTGATGTAATTAGACCCATCTATCAAAACGCCCGTTCCCATCAAATTGCCAAAGAGTGTGCAAGGGTTTTTCTTCCTGAAGGGCTTACTATGAGCAAGTTATATGTAAATGGCACCCTTCGTAGCTGGCTCCATTACCTAGAAGTTAGAGATGATGAAGGTGTAACTCAGTGGGAGCATGTTGTGTTGGCACGTAAGATCAGAGAAGTTTTGATTCCTGCATTTCCAGTTGTCTTGGGGAGGGCTGATGGGTAAAACATCTAATTACGAAAAAAGACCTCGTGACTTCTATCCCACCCCCAAAAAAGCTGTAATGCCTCTTGTGGGGCACCTACCTAGTCACTTCTGGTACGCTGAACCTTGTGCTGGTAATGGTGCTCTTATTGAACACCTAGACACCCTATTTCAAGCTACAGCTTTTGTGTCCAAGGATATTGAGCCACAAGCTGATGGCATTGAAGTTGGTAATGGGCTTGACTTAACTGAGGAAGAGCTTCAGTTTTGTGATTGCATCATTACCAATCCACCTTTTACATGGAGTGTCCTATCACCGCTTATGGACAAATGGGTTAGTTTAAAACCAACTGTCCTACTTTTGCCAGCGGATTTTATGCACAACATTAGGTTTTCTAAATACCTAAATGTCTGCACGAAGATTGTATCCATTGGACGAGTTAAGTGGATTGAAGACAGTAAGACAGGTGGTGTAGAAAACTACGCATGGTATTTCTTCGACAAAGATAATAAACAAAGAACACAATTTTATGGGAGACCGATTTGACTAATGTTGTAAGTTTGAACAGTTTGGACGATGACGACGAAGAGTACATGACCTTTATCGACAACCTTAAAGCCGACGCTGTAAGGGCTACGTTTCTCGTAGAACATAAGGATGGAACTGTATCTGTTGGGTGTTCTTCTAAAGAACGACGAGATATGGTCTTTGATATTTATCAGTTGCAAGAGTTTATCCGCTCTCTGCTTTCTGGAGATTTGGAGTGAAGAATTTGAATAGAGAAGACACTGTGGGAATTTTCCACAAAGCTGTGGGGCAAGCTGTAGATGTTAGACAGCCAGATGAAAAGTTGTTGGAGTTTCGTTATAATCTGTTGATCGAGGAAGTTAAGGAGCTTGGTGAAGAAGTTGCTTACGCTATGGCAGAGAGCAACTTTAAGGCGGGTATCCCAGATAAGATCAAGGCCCGTATGCTCAAAGAAATGGCAGATGTACAATACGTACTGTCAGGGTTTGCTGTCACACTCGGTCTTCCACTAGAGCAGGCCTTTAACCGTGTACACAAAAGCAATATGAGTAAATTGGATGACAAAGGCAAACCTATCTATCGTGAGGATGGGAAAGTCTTGAAAGGGCCAAACTATGTCCCACCAGATATGGAGAGCTTGCTAGATAGCTATTATACCACAAGTGAAGGCGTTGTATGATGAAACAAGTCTCTGCATACGAGTACGAAGGGAATTTGTACAGAACCATCTACGAGGTCAACTGTGCAAAAGCGAGGAAGGCCTTAAACCAAGCTTTTAAAAACCCAGAGGGTGCTCAGTACACGAGCCTCCGAGACATGAGGTTTGAGATGGTACTACGAGAACCCGGTAAGCTTTACTATATCCTAAAGGAGATTTTTAATTGACAGAGAAAAAATACGGGCCTATACTTCGAATCTCCGATGAAATTCACGCTATGAAATACCGTGCCAAGGGGGAAAGCTTTCGTGAAGCTATGATCCGTGTGGCAGACACTCTTAAAGATAACGAAGAACACTACCTTAAGTTCAAAGACCTTCTCCTAAATATGCGGTTCTTGCCTGCTGGACGTGTCCAATCCGCTATTGGCAGTCCTCGTGTCGTCACCGCTTTCAACTGTTTCGTCAGTCGTGACATTAATGACAGTATGGACAGCATCATGGAGGCCGCAAAAGAGGCCGCTGAGACTATGCGTCTTGGCGGTGGTATCGGGTACGACTTCTCTACGTTGAGACCACGTGGTGCTCTTATTAAGAGCCTTGACACACGTTCTAGTGGTCCCATTGCCTTCATGGACATCTTTGATGCGATCTGTAAGACGATTGCTTCTGCTGGTCACCGCCGTGGCGCTCAAATGGGCGTTCTTCGTGTTGACCACCCTGACATTGAGGAGTTCATTGAGGTCAAGAATAATAGCAATCGTTTGACACAGTTTAACATCTCTGTTGGCATCACTGATGAGTTTATGGATGCGGTCATTGACAATAAGATGTTTGACCTTAAGTTTGATGGGGTTGTCTATAAACAAGTTAGTGCTGTAGCCCTGTGGAATAAGATTCTGCGTTCGACATGGGATTGGGCAGAGCCGGGTGTGTTGTTTATTGACACAATCAATAAGAAGAACAACCTTCATTACTGTGAAACGATTGGAGCTACGAATCCTTGTTTGCATGGGGATACAATTGTAGAAACTGTTGAGGGTCGTCGAAAAATTAAAGATATCACATCACCAACAAAAGTTTATACTATGTTGCCTGATGGTTCTTTGGGTGTTAAACAAGCAAGTGCATCTTGGAAATCAAAAACGAATACAAGAACTGTTATCGTCACTGTTGGTAGCGGTAAACAAGTAACTTGCACCCCAGATCATAAGATTTATGTGCGGGGGAGAGGTTGGACTAGGGCTGATGAATTGACAAAAGGGGACTTACTTGTTCACCTTTGTCGAGCAAAACGTGGTGTAGCCTATTCGGGTATTAAACTCTCTACAGAACACAACCGTGCGTATCGGATGGAACATCGTTTTATGTTTGAGGGTATGTATGGGACTATTCCTGAAGATGAAGATATCCACCATCTAGATGGAAATACCTATAATAATGTTGCGAGTAATTTGTGTAACTTATCACATTCAGAACACTCGGCCCTAACACGTTTTGAATGTGCAAATGACCATCAAGTGAAAGGTATAGATGGTAAGTGGGCAACAAAAAATTCCGGTTATAAGAAACCTATTGTACCAATGCCAAAAGAACTACGATCAAACCTAAAAAATCAAAAGGGCGCTTGCGTCGTCTCAGTTGTAGAAGGCCCGTTGGCAGATGTTTACGATATGTCTGTTGAGGACACTCATAATTTTATCGCTGATTTTATTGTAGTACATAACTGCGGCGAACAACCTTTGCCCCCGTATGGAGCTTGTCTACTAGGTTCTCTTAACCTACCTAAGTATGTCTCTCGTGACATTTACACTGGAGATTTTGTGTTAGAGTACGCACAAATGTTTGATGATCTAAAAGTCATCGTTCGTGCAATGGACAATGTTATCGACAAAACTGTTTACCCACTTAAAGCTCAAGAGATTGAGGCTAAAAATAAACGTCGGATGGGTTTGGGCCTCACTGGTGTAGCTAATGCTGGCGAAATCCTTGGTCATAAGTACGGCTCTAAAGAGTTCTTGCGTTGGCTTGAAGGGGTGATGACCTTCCTTCGTAACACTGTATATACCACATCTGTGGAGCTTGCTATTGAGAAAGGCCCGTTTCCTCTATTCAATGCTGAAGAGTATCTTAAATCTGGATTTGCACAAACTCTTCCAGAGGCTATCCGCGACTACATTAGACAATTTGGTATTCGCAATAGTCATTTGCTTTCCATCGCTCCTACTGGCACTATTAGTCTCTCTGCTGATAATGTAAGCTCTGGTATTGAACCTGTCTTCTCTCACTATTATGACCGTACCATCCAAACCTTTGATGGTCCTATTGTAGAGCGTGTAGAAGATTACGCTTATCGTGTGTACAGTGTGGCGGGCCAAACGGCGGATCAAACTCCTGTGCTTGATCACGTAGCAGTCCTTAACCTTGCTAGTAAGTATGTAGATTCTGCTTGCTCCAAAACCTGCAATGTTGGAGACGATGTTACGTGGGATGAGTTCAAAAATGTATACATGCAAGCTTATCTCGGCGGAGCATCTGGTTGTACAACCTTCCGTGCCTCCGGTAAACGTTATGGTATCCTTAACGCTGCTGCTGTAGAAGACGTGGCTGAACCTGTCGCAGAAGAGGTTGATACATCTTTTGTTGACGAGAAAGAGGGTGGAGCATGTTACTTCGACCCTGCAACTGGACTTCGGACCTGTGAATAATGTGGGAGGAGGATTTTCCCCTGCAAACTATCACAGTTTATGAAGACCCTCCAGAAAGGCAGTTACTGGTATTAACCTCCAGTGGCGAGCCTTATCTAGTACGAAAGACTATTAAAATAGGTTTTAATCTCACCCCAAGTGGAAAACAAGATGCTAGAAAAGCCTAAAGGCAAGCGTATTTCTCGTTACAAGAATGCGGGGGAGGAGGGGGCTGGTCGAACGATCAGCCTCACGCCTCTCAACGATAACCAAGAACTTTACATCGACTCTTTGATGAATTACGATCAGATCATTGTTCTTGGCCCCTCTGGCACAGGCAAGACGTTTGTAGCTGCCACTGTAGCTGCCAACTTATACGCCACCAGAGCTATTAAGAAGATTATCATCACTCGTCCTGCTGTCTCTGTAGGTAAATCTCTGGGTGCTCTGCCCGGTGATCTTGGAGAAAAGTTTGGTCCTTGGCTTAGTCCTGTTCTCTCTGTCCTAGAAGAACAGCTTGGTAAAGGTGTTGTAGAGACGGGGATTAAAAGTGGTAACATCCAAATGGCACCACTTGAATACATGAGAGGCTCTTCGTACAAAGATGCCTTCATCCTAGCCGATGAGTGCCAGAACCTAGACGTGGCCCAATTTAAGATGCTTGTCACTCGTATTGGTGAAGGCTGCAAGTTGGTTATGAACGGTGACATTAGACAGAGTGATATTAAAGAACAATCTGGTTTGTCTAAAGCCATCTATCTGGCTAAGAAGTATAACATCAGTGCCTCTGTCGTAGAGTTTGGTCTTGATGATGTTGTTCGTAGTGACATTTGTAAACAGTGGCTCACAGCCTTCTACGAAGAAAACCTGTAAAAATAAAAAAGGCCCGGCCAACCAATCGAGGTTGAGCCGGGCTTAATCATTTCTAGAAGTCAAACTCGTCCTTAAAAATCTCCTTCATAACCTTCAAGTGTTGGTTAATCAGATTAATCTGAGTGAGGTTGAGTTTATTGTTTGGCGTAGTGATACCAAGTTCTTTCTTGGCACTGATAATATCTGGACGAGATTTAGTGAGAAGTTTCATTCTCTCTCTTAACAGAACCTCATTGGTTCCGCCAACAGTTCCTCCCTCCAAAGCATCTAACACCTCCTCTCTTGCAGCCGCAAGCATCTCTTCTACACGGGCTATCTTTTGCCCTAAGCTCAAAGCTTTGAACCGGGGGTTATTGAGCATGTCTACAGCCCGTCTTTCCAAGATAGGATTAACAGATTGGTTCATAAAGCTGTCATACTCAGGGTTACCAGAGGTGAAGCTATCAGCTTTAAACGGAGCCTTATCCACCATACCTAACAGGATATCGATAGGTGTTCTGCGTTGTACGTACTGAGCACCAAAGACACTAGCACCTGTGTTAGCGTTCCTCACAGGGCCTTTCTGCGTAGCAGAATACTTAGGCTCTCCATACAATAGGCGACCATCCTCTTGTTCTTCCCCCAAAAGGAAGTTGAACAAGGTGTTGGTGTAACGAGTGAGATTTTGAATTGTAACATCTACACCCTCAGCTTGCTTACGGTCAATTGACACGTTAGAGGTTCTGCCTTGTACATCTTCAAGCTCTCCCACGATTTTGTTAATTGGGTCAAGAGGACGAGTGAAACCAGCAGCGATACCTGAAACAGACTCCACAGCATACCCAATAAGGTCAAAGAAGGCATTCCTATCATCTTCGGGGTTGGTTTCGTCTGTCATATACTTAACAAGATCACCAATAGGTTGTGGGTTTCCCGCCTCAGCAATAGCAGCAGGAAACGAAAGCTGTTGAGCAGCAGCAACCATGAGGTCTTTATTCATGCCCTCACCATCGGACCAGTGATTCCAAATACGACCAGCGAGGTTATACAGCCCCCACGGAAACATGTTATCTACCTTATAGACAGAACCAGTTTCATCACGTTCTTCGTTCCATTGCAACCCTTGAGCTTGTTTCTCACGTTCTCTGTGGGCAGCCATAGCAATAGCTGTAGTACCAACAATAGCTTGTGCGGTCCTAGTGCCCATATCCATATCAAAACTCTTAAGTCCAGCTTTTTTAAGTTTCCCCGCGAGAGGGATAAATCCAATGGGGCTGTACCTAACACTAAAGGCCATAATACTGTTTACGAATTGGCCAAACGGGTAGAAAAAACCAATACCCGGAATTGTGGAGACCTCTTGTGAAATACGAGCAAGCTTACCAAGAGGACTTTTACTCCCACGAAAGTCAACAGAGAACGTATCTTCTTGAAGAGCATTAACAGCTTTCTGCCACATCTCATCTGTGATTTCGTGAGCACGCCCGTCGTTAAGGAGGTCATCAATGCCAATGCCATGAGCAAGACGAGATTGTTTGTCGAGTTCTTTAATTCCAGAGAAAGACTTAGTAAGAACATCTTGCGCGTTAACAAACGAAATGCGTTGTGCCATTTCCGTCAGACGCTCTGTATTTCTCACAGCAAAGCTTTTCTCGTTCAGGCCAAAGGCAGCAGCACCTCGGTTGTCAACCCCTTGGAAGAACTGTTGGGCTACCTCACGTTGGATTTTCTTAGGTGCATTTTCAAGCAGCTTGTAGAAACCCTCAACAGTGGTAAACGGATCAACAGCCATCTTCGTCATATAGGCCATGTTCTTCATAAGAGCACTGGCTTGGCCAAGGGTGACATTAGCTGTGGTGCTACCCATAAGGGCCTTAACACCACCAGCCCCATAAAGGGCAGACATCTGAACAGCCTCAGCCAATGTTCTACCAGACATAGAGAACAACCAACCTTTGACGTTTAGTGTGGTGGTGCCGGGGTGAGACACCAACATACGTTTCCAAACAGATTGAATATAACCAAGAGTTTGTGCATCTTGAGGAAGAACTTCAACATCATCGGCGGCAGAAGCTACAACACCTTCAGCAGCTTTACGATTAGAGACTGTAATGCCTTTATAGTTATCCCAGAATTTAGATGCTGACGACAAAGCTTGGTTCTGATAACCAGCTTCGTTAACGGTGGAAGCAAAAGTATTGACTACCTGATCAAACGTAATACCAAGGGGCCTAAAAGCCTCATTGATACCAGCTCGCATATCGTCATCAAGACCACGAGCAAAACTAGCGAGGCTTTTAGCAAAGCCCCCAGCAGTCTCTACATTGAGTTCTGCACCATTTCTCTGCAAAATGGAGATAAAACCGTTGTCCGTCTTGTAGTCAGTGAACCAATTCACCACTGCATCACGAAGAGCTTGGTTTTCTTGCAGACCCCTCCCCTCTTCTACCAACTTAATCCAATCGGTGTTAACAGCTTTAATAGCAGCCTTAACATCTTCTGCAACACGTTTACGAGATTTCTTAGCTCGCTCTTTCAAACCAGCCTTAATCTTCACGTCTGCGTCAGCAAGACCTGTAGCCCCTTTAAATGTAGAAGCAGACAACCAAGAGGTAGCAGCACCAGCCCCACCAAGGATGGTGGACATAGCTGATTGCATGTAGCTAAACTCCTCTTGAGCACCAGTCTCCATCATTACATCTTGATAAAGAGCATCTTGTGCAAAAGCAAGAGGGGCCTCGATTGCTAGGGCCGAAGCCGTTGCAATTTTAGCATTGACTTTAACAGCAGCTAGTGCTACCTCTCGTTTGACTTGTCGTTGAGCAGTCTTAGAGGCACCCTTTTTAGCAGCCTCTTTACCAGCTACAACAACAGATTCCTTGATGGCTTGTACAGACGACTTAGTGGCAATAGATGATGCAGCTCTCCCCACAAGGAAGCCAGCCCATGTAGACGGTGCAAAAAAGATGGCTTTTGCGTAATCTCCCATAGCACCAGCCTTGTCCCCAGCGTCCCCGCCATTAGCGAAAATACTTCCAACTTTGTCGTACACCTCATAAGCCTTGCCATAAGCTGCCTTTGTCTTATCATCGGCAGCATACACGTCAATAGCCTCTTTAGCTGTATACACTTCGTTGGTATTCATCCAACGCATGTGAGACATAAAGTCATCATACACTTCCTCATCAGGGGCTGTTTGATAATAAGTGTCTTTAGAGGCCACCATCATATCACGAAGAGCAGACATGTCTTCTGGAGTAGCCAGAACATCTTCTTTCGTCAACCCACCAAAGGCTTGGGGCTTCTTCAACACATCAGCCGGATTAGTGAGTTTAGTTGTGATGGGTTTCTGAGGGGGTAAAACTGGAGCTACAGATTTTTTACCAAATGCTACAGCGGGGTCAGTTAGCTCCAATTTTATTCTCCTTAATTAGACATATATTTTCTAAGTTCTTCGACAGAAGATGTGACAGTTTGTCCATCTGGTGTTGTGTACGTAACAGTGCCATCACCATTGTTTGTAACATCTTGTGCTCCGAAGGCTTCCATACGTGCAATCTCTTGCATATCAAGCACGTCCGTAGAGGCCGTAGGAGGGGCCACAGGGGCCTCTACACGCTCTTGGCTACCCTCGGTAGGGACAGTCACTACAGGGGCTTCTACAGGCTCTCCTGTGGCCTCTGGTGCAGGTGTAGTTGTCTCAATGGTATTGCCTTCTTCGTCCAGATCGTATCTTTGACGAATATAGGAAAGGTAGTCTTCATTACCAGCATAGAGTTCAACCATCTTCTCATACGCGAGCTTAGTGGCGGCTGTGTTTAAATCTTGGGCTTGTGTGGGGTCTTCAAGATCGTAGTCACTAGCCAGTCCTGTAGCGGTTGTATCCAAGATTGACTCAAATTCCACTCTCACCTGCGCCATTACGGTGGGGGTTAGAGTGGAATTACCAGCAGCTCTTTTCAAAGCCACGGGGTCTACAGTGACAAAAGCTTCTCCAGACACATTAGGTTTAGGTGTATCCCCCATAGCAATGGCTTGTTCGGCTGTCAGGCCGGGAGCCACTTCTGTGGTAGCAAGCTTACGACGAGCTTTGTCCATTGCATTAAGCCCAAAGGCAGCGGCAAAAATAGACCCCTCTTTGTCTTGTTTAAAACCTTCTGGGTCTGTAGTGGCTGCTGTAACAATGGGTTCATACATACGAGTGAAGAATGTAGTAAAGTCCTCATCTGGGGCCTTAAAGGAACCACTGAGTTTATATACACTTCTAAAGAAGTCTTCATCAACTGGGACGTTAGCTTCTAGACGAAGCTTTTCCACCTGACTAAAAAAATCCCCTAGTCCTGCTGGGTTCATACTGGCTTGCGCCATAATAATGTCCTTTGGAACACCCATCTCTTGAAGACGTTTAGCAATGCTAATGCTTTCATCAGCAGCAGCTCTGGAGCGTTGTCTATTTTCCAACCCAACAGTTCTAGCCACCTCAACTTGCTTGTTGAAATACTCTCGTGCATCTGCACTTCGTTGGTCTATGTTGCCTGCAAGCTTATTAAAAAAACCTGTAGCAAAACCTGTAGCAAAACTTGACATTAAACCCTCCGCTTAATTAGTGGGGTAGGAGCCATACTTTCCTCTCCCTCCCCCGCTTCTTCCAAAGCTTCAGAGGCCTCTTCTTGGACTTCGGGAGTGATTTCAACCGGACCTTCAAGAGCTTTTTGAAGGAGAATGCCAATTCGTTTCTTGTCCTTTTCCTTCATACGATCCTCTTTAGAGGGGCCAGCTTGCTCTACAATCTCAATTCCAACGGTCTCCGCTAGAATACGAAGATGTTCGTGAATGATAGGAGAGACCAGAACTTTGACATCAACCGTGTGGTACCCCTCCATAACACCAACAGATGTCATAGAGTCTACAAGAGTTTCTAGAGGGAACCCCTGTTCCAATGTGAAAAGAATATCGTCTAGGATATCTTCGTTTTCAAGCTTTTGAAAATAAAACCCCAATGCTTCTTCTGGAGTAGAGTGGAGTGGGGGCTGTTCCCAAGGGGAATTACCCGGCTCTTTCGTCAAGGACATGCCGGGAATTGCTGCTCTGAGGTTCATTATTTACCCCGTCTCTTAATTAAAGGGTTACGTTTAGGTTGTAAGAAAGATATCCCACCTTCGTTAGATAAGGGTGGTAGGCCCGTTGCGATAGAATAGATTTTATCTGCGTAGTTGGGGTCTGTAGCATACCCAGAGCGGCCAAGTGCTCTCACTTGTTCCTCTAAAGTAGTGGCTTCCAACATGCTTTTATATCTGGGGTTCTCTAAAAGAAACTCCCCATAACCAACTACACTGTCAGCGGGGGAATCAAATTGTCTAAAAGACGCATCAACTGTAACCTCTTTACCGTTGATAACTTCTTTAGTGGACATTGTGGCTCCGCCTGCTTTACCGTGAGACTTAATCCCAAAGTAGTTGTTGTTAGGTGCAGACTCTCCCCACCCTGTTTCTAGCGCAGCCTGAGCTACAATAATACGGGGGTCAACACCAGTTTTCTTTCCCACCTCAATTGCCATAGGGTAAATAGCTTCGATAAAAGCTTCTTTACCTTTTAGGTCTGTAGTCTTACCAGCGGGGGTAAGTTGTCTATCAGGGGAATACTTAGATGGGGTGTCCCCACGTCTATCAGACAGTTGTGGTTTTTCTCCTACAGGCTTATCCTTATCAAAGGCTTGAGAGGCAGTCTTAACAAAACCAGATGCAAATCCACCACTAGGGGCAGTCTTTTTAATCTCGTCAGAAGCTTGCTTAATTTGCTTCAACCACTCTCTCGGCCTGTCTGCAATATCTCTTGAGTCTTCAGTCTGCACCAATTGTCGGACAGGAATAAAGCCTGTGGGCTTTTCTTTAGGTTTGGGAGAAGGCTCCGAGAACACCTCTCTACGCAGTTTCTCTAGTGTCTCAAAGTAATTCATTTCATCCCCTATTAGCTAAAGATGTTATCAAGGAGAGAGCCAGCCAGACTTCCCAAAGCTTCACCCATAGCAGCTTGACTAGCGGCTTTAGCCCCCATCTTTTGAAGAACAATTTCTTGTGCACGAGATTTAGCATTTTCCGCTGCTTCGTATGCGAAAGCATAATAGTCTCTTTCACGTTGCATCAGGTTATTATAGGCTGCTGTAGTCATACCTGTTGCAGCTTGGGCATTAATTCTGTTAGCTTCATTTGCATTTTCGTTGTTAGCTGTAGTAACAGAACGACGCCATGTAGCATTAGATTGATCTACGATAAGTCTATTAGCTGCATTAAACTGGTCTCTAGCGTCGTTCATTTGACGATTAAAGGTGGCAATGGTGTTTGTTTGCTCTACGTCAAACTGAGACATTGCGTTCTTTTGGGCAATATTGAACTGGTCAACTTGAGACTTAAGGCTAGAAAAGAATTGATCTGTTTGCGCTTGACTAGAGGCATTAAACTGCTTGGTTGCATTTTCTGCGGCTTGATCGGTAAACAAACCTTGGATAATAGATTGGCTTTTAAAGATATTCATCTGGTTTGCAGAATCCAGATTGGCCATATCTACAGACAAGAAGGCTTGTGCGTTTTGTAGACGAGCTTGTTGTCTGTTATTTAGATTTGTTAGCTCAAATTGAGAGAATGTAGCTGCATCTCTTGCAGCAATCTCAATTGCACTTTCCATTGCAGCTTGGGTGACAGCGCCACCAGCCATAGATGAAGCACCAAGTCCACGCTGTGCCATAATGGCGTTAGCGTTACGAATGGCACCAGCAGCCCAGACAGGGGTAGCTCCCCCCTCAAACTGAGCCATCAGCTTGGTAATCTGACCTTGTACGGTGGCATCAGACGAAGGAAGAGCAGTGGCTGCCTCAACTTGAGCTTGAGAACTAACTGTACCTTGTACAGAAGACATGCCCTGAGTAGCAGCAGAAACAGCGGGGGTTGAAGTAGAAGTTGTAACTTGTGGTGCAACTAACCCAGTGGGGGTTGCAGCCTGTTGAGTAGTGCCAGATGTAGTCGCAACTACGTCAGCGTTACTACCAACCTGTCCACTTGTTTGATCTACCATTTCGTTCTGAGAAACGGTCATAGGTGTGGTGGTAACAGGGGTAGTATAGTTCTCTGGGTTTGTTACCATATCCGAGGTCATAAGACCTGCGGGAGAGTTTGGATTGGGGGCTACAAACGGATTATTGGTTGTAGTCGTCTTGCCCTTTTTGTCCGTCTCAGTGGTGGCGATATTCCCCATCTGTGCAGGTGTGGTATTGGGCGTTGTAGGAGTGGGGAGGGGGGTTTCGATCACGGACCCACCACCAGCAAATCCTCGCTTCTCAGCCGCACTCTCAACCATCTGTTTGGCCTTACTTTCGTAGGCCTGAAACTTAGAAAAACTCGCCGGGTCTGAACGAAGGTAGTTTGTGAATTGGTCCATAGGCCCTTTAAAGCCCATTTTTCTAGCTAGTGTTTCTGTTTGTTGTTGGGTAAACCCGCTAAACTGTTTTGCCATTACGAGCCTCTCTTACAAACTTCTAGCATACGAACATCGAGAAGATTGAACCACTCTAAAAATTGTCTTGTTGCACCAGTGGGGTCTGGCATGTCAACACGAGCCTCTTGGTAAACACTACAAGCTGCCCCAATCGTCACCCCTGCGGCGCAGGCGGTCAACAAGATTGCTATCAGAAACCCCGCTAACATCTCTTTTTTCTTCATAAGCAGCTTCACGAGCTTTCTCCACTTTTTTCGTATCTCTCACCAGAGCGTCTGTAGCGGCCTCTAAGGCCCCTTCACGTTTTTTGCTACCACCATACCAGATAAGTGTTAGAAAGCCCACTAGGCCCGCTACAGCCCCTCCTATGAGGCCTTTAAAAGGTAGTAGGTAGTCTATGACCATTTGTAGCATATTACACACGCTCTTTCGTAAAGTAGCCTGCCATGACCATGATAATCCCTTGAAGCCAGATATCTACATCTTGCATAAATGGGGCAAAAGGATGATCAGGCCAAAACAATGATAGGGCGCTCTGGGCTGCCCCAAGGATTGCACCAGAAAAGATAACAGCCAAAATCTTACGGGTGGGGAGTTTTGTAGGTTGTGTTTTAAGTTCGGCCATACTAGCCTCCTAAATATTTATTTTTTGTAGCCCCTTGACAAGGGGTCAAAACTGACTATATATAACTAGGGGTTTAAAAATTATTCCCCACCCTTAATATTATAATATATCTTATAATGCTTGTTGAAACACTTTAGCGTAAGATGCGATAAGATCAGCATCATCTACACCATTAACAACACGTCTAGCATTACGATAATCTGTTACCTTATCGTTAATATACCCACTTAGCTTCTTACCTGTGAACCAACCCTCTGTACAACCCATCACAAGGATGTCAGCAGCATGTTTAGGGTTGATAGCCAAGTCGGGGGACTTAATAAAGTCAACCCCCAACTTCTTAGAAGCTTTAGTGTAGTTAGCCTTACCAGTTAACTGTACGTACCCACGACCACGATAGAGATAGCCATCACCATCCTTCTCAGGAGTGTTACCAAGGTTAGCGGCAAGTTTGCCTGTATCGTACTTATCAAAATATTTCACACCACCATATTCGTGGATGGGCTGCATTGTTGTAGCCGTCTCATGGTAGGCTGTTGCTAAGAGGTAAGCTCTTTGTGCAAGAGGGAGATGGAGGGTTGCTTTAAGCAACACCTCTGTCCCCTCTTTTTGTTTTACAGATAGTTTTGGGAAAAGCTTGGCAACACCAGCAAAAAACTTATCGTTATTTACGGAGGGCGGTTTCGATGCTATCAAGTTTACCAAAAATTGCACGAAGGCTCTCACGCATTTCGCTATTTTCTCGTTCATGGGAATCCTTATCTGCCCTTATTTGGGTCTTAAGCACTTCTAAACTTGTGTGATGTTCTTGTTGTTTGCTGTAGATGTGCCAACCAAAACCTGCCAGAGGGACACCCAACCATTTAAGGATAAATTCAATTAGTTCCATTAACGCCACGCTCTCACCACTAGATCGAAGTTAGTTGGCGAATACTGCGTTCTAGTAGAGCCGTCGATACCAATAGAGCGCATCAGTGCGTCAGAGGGGGTTCTAAACTTTATTTGAGTTGTATTTATCACAATAGCTGGTCCGACGTTATTGTTGTAATTCTCTGTTCCATGCAGAACGGGTATGTAGTCCCCAATAGCATAACCATCAATAGCTACTTTACACACATAGTACGCTTGGACTAACGTAGGCAGCCCACCAAGGCTATGTGTGAATGTGTACAGAGTATTAAGTGCCAGTGTTGTTTGGGAGCTGGTGTAAGATGCCGCAAAAGGTAGGGCAGCGGTGACAAAAGCTGTTGTGGCGATTTGAGTTGTGTTAGTTCCCGCTGTAGCTGTAGGGGCAATTGGAGTACCAGTTAGCGTTGGTGACGCTAATGGGGCTTTAAGGCCCAACTGAGTTTGTAGGGCACTCGTCACCCCACTTACATAACCAAGTTCGGTAGATGTAACAGAACTAACAGCAACTTTACCAGATGCGTCTGAAGTCAGCGCCCTAGAAGCAGTTAAGTTAGACGATACAATAGTTGTTGCACCACCTGTAATAGTTGCTTGTTTGGCATTCAATTGTGTTTGTGCAGACGAAGTGATGCCAGACAAATACCCCAATTCAGTGGCTGTTACGGAGCTAACTTCTACTTTACCAGTGCCACTTGAAGTCAGTGCACGACTAACTGTCAGGTCAGAGGTAGCAATAGTTGTAGCTGCTCCTGTGATAGTTGCTTGTTTAGCGTCAAGCTGTGCTTGAATGCCAGAGGTTACCCCAGTCAAGAAATTGTATTGAGCTGCTGTGGGGGTTAGGGCTGTACCACTTAGTGTGATCGTACCTGATACCGAGAAGTTCGTAACACTTGCTGTGGAAGCTACTGTGCCCCCAATAGCGGTACCATCAATAGTGCCCCCATTAATATCAGCAGTAGTGAATGTAGAAGTCCCAGAAGAAGTGACATTACCAACAACATTCCCTGTTACGTTGCCCGTAACATTACCCGTAAGACTACCTGTAATCGTACCACTTGCATTGATTGTCGTAGCGGAGACAGCGGCAGGAGTTGTTCCACCAATCACAGTGGCATCAATCGTACCTGCATTAATATCTGCTGTGTCTGCAACAAGACTGTCAATATTAGCTACACCATCAATGTACAAGTCTTTAAACTCGTATGTAGCACTTCCTAAATCAACAGTGTTATCTGTTTTTGGTGTGACACTGTTAGTAGTGACTACGATATCTTGGGCTGGACCCACTACGACAATGGGTGCACCTTCTCCCACAGACCCATCATGCTTGTGCCCACCAACTGCTGCAAAAGCAGATTGTACTGCATCATATTCATTGTCCAGAGGGGTGGCGTTAATCGTGTTTCCATTAGAAATCTGATCTGTGACATCTGTTCTTGTATAACCTGACATATTACCTTCTTTCGTTTTCTCTGAACTCTAACACAGCAAAGTTGATGTTATACACAGAAGATTGAGATTTTGATCTGTAGCGGAGGGCAACGACAAACCCACTACCTACCGTATTATTGTAATACTGTTCTTGTCCAATCACCCCATAGACAGAGGTACCGTACACAGCAGAAGAACTTCCATATGTCGCTACACCACTTTCTCCAGAAATAGAGAAGGTGGGAGATTGGCTACTACCCACTTGAGCATAGTCAAACTTAAGTGTACACATAACATCCATCACACCTTGAGGTTTGGCATACAAGGTGTGCTTATAAAAAGTTTTTCTTTTCTTGGGGTCCGTAACAGGCATGTATGGGGTTTCAAAGATAGCCTCAATATCTTCACCGTCAAAAGAGTTACCACTCTCTAGGCGATAAACATACCCAGTATCAGAACAGAATACGATATACTCACCATTACTGTCTTGGTACTTACTGGCATCATATACCTTAACCCCCTTTGACAAAGACCAAGAAATGTTCTCAGAAGTCTGATCAGAGAATTTTACTCCAATAAAACCATTCGAGTTTTCTCTCACTACGTTGCTCACGTAGGTGTACAGTCTATATTGGTTTTTACTAGCAAGTGTTATAGAAGAAAATCTAGTGCCAGAACCAAGAGTGTCTATAACGTCTTTTTGGATTTTAGCGGATGCACGAGAAAGACCAAAGTCTTCCATACGTTCTGTTGCGCTCAAGTACCGAACCCCATCAGGCCCAAGGTACATGATGTCACCCCCGACTTCCTGTACAGAATCCCCATGCAAACACCCAGTATTAAGTGTAATAGGGTTTAGGGTAAAGTCACTGATGCTGCTACCAGTAATACGGTAAATAGCATTTGCACAGAAAACAATAAGCTGCTCTCTAAATACGACCAAACCAGTAATCGTATCTCCGATATTAATAACCCCTGCCCCAGACGCAGCAGTAAAGTCATTTTCTGCGTAGGGAGCGGTGAAACTTAGCTTGGTGCCTTTGGCGAAGAAGATGTGATTTTTAAAAACCCTAACCCGTTGTGCAGCGGAAATGTCAGAGGGAGGAGCAGTAGCATAGGCCATCGTTTTAGCAGTGTGGTCAAAGAACGCAGGGTCATTTACCCCATCCACTACCACTGTCTTACGTGTCCCATTAAAGTTGAACACATCCTCGTCAATTCTTACAATTGTTGGACTAGTTAGTGTCAGTTTATCTGTCCAAGTGGTTCCAGAGGAGTATAGAAACTTACCGTCTCTAACAGCTAAAACCTCTGAAGCACTTAACGAGATAACCCCAAAGATTTGTCCAGAGCCAGTAACCGCAGTGGAGGAGTATTTTTGATAGCCAAGGATACGTGTATAACCCCCCTGAATATCAGCTTCAAAATTCTGTAGGATGGTGGCACTACCCGGAAACTGTATCCCCTGCTCGATACGACCAACGTTGGTAGTTAGACCTCCCTCAAATTTTACGGGGAATGTATCCCAACGTGTTGCCATAATTCACCTACGATCTAATTACAGTTGAACGAGCATATTCTGTTCGGTTAATGTAGATTTTACGCATATCTTTGATGCCAGATTGAAACAACTGATTTGACGCAGTTGCCTCTTCTATGCCACCACGAAACAGGTATGCGTAGTACATAGCACCTTCTAAGACAATCCACTTAAAGTTTTCCGGCACTGTGGGCACGTCGTCCCAGTTAACTAAGTCTGTAGGGAGTTTATAATACTCGTACACTACGTCATAAGTTTGATCTGCCGGAGGGATGATACCAAAACTCGCGTTTCTGCTACGAAAGACCATTTGGGGTTTATCAGCGTAGTCAGAAGGGTTAAATTCGTAATCTGTGTACTTCTGCAAGACCTCTTCGTAGTCGATAATTTTGAGTGGTCGAGAAGTTACATTTAATGTCTCGTCCCCTTTAAGACGAAAGGTATCAAAAGCTACACTCTTAGCATCGCTCTCAAAGGGGTATTTAATTTGGTCTACGACCAAGGTTTGAGTTTTGGTCATGTGGTTAAAAGGCCACTCAAACTCTTCACGATTAATTCTGTTGATGGCGGAGTTGACATAACTCTTAACATCGGCATAGTAACCAGTTGCGCCAGAAAAATTAGCTGAGGTTAACGGTACCTCGTTAAGACGTTGGTTAACATCATTAACCAAAGAGAGAAAATTCATTGCCAACCCTCACATATGAAAAAGGAGAGGAGAGGAGAAAATTTCTTCCCTCTCCCCCTCTCCAAAGATATTAGATTACGTCTCGTGCAACAATACCGGCAACAACCGGGAGAGTGTTGGCTTCGAGGATAATCGCGGTGACCTTGACTTTACCATCAAGCCGGGTAGCCGTAGCACCAAGCAGGTTCAGTTCGGCACCAGCCTGCGGCACAACCAACGGAAGGGCAGCAGGGACCGTAGCAGGACGGGTGCCAACTGCATCCGTAGAGGCCAGAGTAGCTGTTGCAGTGGTTGTGCCAACACGGCCAACGACCGTACCAGTTCCAGTACCAACAGTTACTTGTTCCACATCAACAGCCAGTACAACAGTACCGCCGGGGAAGGTAGCAAGGTTAATAACATCCGTAGCAGTGCCCATAGTGGCGTCTGCCGAGAAGTTAAAGGTAAATTCTACGGCACGAGCAAACTTTTTCTGCCCGCCATCGAACACACCAGAAGTGTTACGCAATGCGCTATTAAGAGTAGCCATATTCTGTATCCTTTCAGGAAAAAGAGGGGAGGATTATTCCTCCCCGCTAATCATTATGCAACGTTATATTTAACGGTTACGATTGCTTCAGGACGCAGAATCTTACGACCATAGACGTGCATACCGCGAACCACATCAGCGAAAGCTTCCTGCGAACGGAAGTTCTCGGTTTTTGTGATGTTTTCTGCCGAAGCCACCGCAGAGCTATGACCAGCAATCAAGAGGCCGTAGTTGGTGTTTTGGCTGGTAGTACCAGTCGTGGACGGGCCAGTACCAACACGAGGAAGCGAGTTCGACATGTGGATATTAAAGCCGTGGATTTGGCGACCAATCTGACCATTACGCAAGCCACCCTTTTCAGAGTAGTCAGCGTTGAACAGACGGCTGTCTTCGTCTTTCAGCATCTCAGCGAACACCGGGTCAATAACCACCCAACGGCCAGCTTGGTCAACGTTCTGGAGGTCCAGATTACGTGCCATACGGGCCAGAATGGTCAGCGGAGAGACCAGATCAGTCGGCTTAGTCTGTTGGCCGGGGAAGCGCGGAGCGACCGGAACAGAGTTGTCACCACCCGAAGCCAAGAACGAACCTTTGATCAGTTTGTTCGAGGTCAGAAGTTCGTCAGCACCTGCGGTCGAAACAGCCTTAGTGCCGGGGATATCGGCAGCAACACGAGCCGTATCAGCAGGCGAACCAATGGCCGACTGCTTATAGCCACCAATGTAGCCAAGAACCTCGGCGTCAAACTGGTCTTTCAGGCGGAAACCTGCACGATCTGTTGCCAGACCCATCCAGTTGATATGCGAGTGAGCTTGTTCAACATCTTCAAGTTGGAACGCAAACTCGTTAGCTTGATCGATGATCAGCGTGAAGTCTTCGTCAACGAGGTCTTGCGGAACAATCAGTTTACCGCGCGAGTACGAACGGATTTGGATATCCGGCTCTTTGATGACCTTTACCGAGTCACCGAACGAAGCAATCTCACCGAAGTATTCAGTGTTAGTGATTGCTTGGCAAACCGAAGCACGACGGAAAGCCAACTGGGCTTTCTTGGAGTAGATGATCGGCGAAAAGACGCCATTAGGAAGGCTGCCATGACCAGCAGCGGAACGAAAAGCCATAATTATAATCCTTTTGTTGATGGAAGAGGGAAAATCCCTCGGTTAGTTTAACGACCACCAACACACAAGGGCCTCTCTTTTAGAGGGGGGAAGTGTATGTGCCCATACCTTCGGCTCCTACTTGATCGGGTAATCTTTTGTGTTTTAGTGTTAATTTAGGTAGGAAGGGGGTTGCAATCCCTATCGGCTAAATTAACGAGCCGCACCAGAGAGGTCGTAAACGAATGAACCAGACCGTTGAGATTCAAGGATTGCTGCTTCATTCACTTCATACTCTGCGAGCGACATTTTCTGCACCTGAGACTCTGTAAAGCGTTTTTTACCGCTTGTGTCTGTTGGTGCAGAGGACACCTTATTAGAAATGGTTTTAGCTGCTTCTTTGCTTGGGTTAGTCTTGCCTGCTTTTTTCTCTTTCTTAAACAAGCTGACAGCCCAGATAGCATCTTCGGCATCACCATTAAAAATAAGTTTTTGCACAGATTGGGTCTGTTCGTTCGCCCAATCGTGAAACTCGTCACTATCCGTAATCTCTTCAAAGTCCGGGTGGACCTTTTCGATACGGAGTTTTTGTTTACTCATCTCCAACTCATTACGAATGGCCAAAACCTCTTCGTTATTAGGGGAGACTTGTTCGTTAGCCAAGGCGCGGATAATTGCCGCTGCTTTGGGATTTTCTTTTGCCCACTGTTCTGCCTCTTCTACAGAGGGAAGGTCAGAAGTGGTTTTAGATCGTTCTAAAGACTTAATTTGAGCTTTATACTCTTCTTCTTTCTTCTGTAGCAATCTACGAAGATCACCGTGGCGTTTCTTCCACGTTTCCTCTTCTTTTGATACAGGAGTGTCTTCAACGATCTCCTCTTCTTCCTCTTCTTCAACTTCCTCCTCTTTTTGGGAGGCAGTCATATGTTCCTTTTCTAGCTCTTCAAGCTCTTGCTCAAGGCGACTAACAGAACGGGGAGGGATATGTGTCATAAGGTTTCCTCTGGGGCTGCTCTTTGGCAGGGGGCCATAAATGTTAACGACGTGTGATTAATCCACCTTTTCCAAATCCAGCTCTTGCTGCTTGGGAGGGGGGAGAAGCTATTTTTGTTGGTGTACTAGCTGGTTTACTTGTGGATGCCGTAGCAGCAGGTTTACTAGGAGTTGTTGCAGGAGTTGTTTTTGCTTTGTTACCTCCGAAGAGGTTGCCAAGGCCACCCTTAAAAATACCCCCCAATCCTGCGCCAGCACCTTTTACTCCGGGAGTATAACTACCAGAAGAAGCCAGTTTTTCTTTTGCGGCTTTTAGCTCTGCAAGTTCAGCAGCGGAGATTGGGTTTCCTGCTGCGTCCTTACCAGATGCAATCATGCTATCCAATTGAGTGGGAACATTCTTGTCTAAGTATTTGTACCTAGCTTTAAGAGCCAACCCACCAAGAGGGATAATAGAGGCAATACCAGTTTCGATGATACGATTGGCAGTGTCTCCCCTAGTATTTGCATAAGTGATGAAATCTTTCGTGGACCACTTGTCTACACTACCTGCCAAACCTTTGGGTTCTTCAGCCAGTCTAGCCGTCTCACGATCAGATTGTGTTCTAACTGCCGGAGCCTTAACCTCTTGCTGCTCTTGTTGCTTCTGTTGAAGAAGCCACCAAGGAAGCCCTGTAACAGGGTCTACAGGAGGTTTAGTAGTTTCATCGGTGATGCCACCTGCGGAAGGGACAAGGCCTCCTACGGCCATCTGAGGCGGCCCAGAGGCCATCTCTGCTTCATGTGCTTGCAACTCTTCAGGAGAGAAAGGAAGGTCTTCGTCAGTCTTTCCTCCAATTCTGCCGTTAGATTGAAACTCTTCCATACCTTGTTTAGCTTTATTAACAAGCTTCTCGATATAGTCAAGTCCAAAGTAACGAACAACATCAGCAGGAAGGACATACTCACCTTCACTAAGCTTTGCATCTACATCATCTCTGACTTCTTGAGGTAAACTTCCCGGAGGAATTTCGTTACCACTAACGGGGTCAACGTTTGTCACAGCGCCTCCTTCGGCAAATTTAGGTTTTGTTAGGTCGTAACCTTTCTCAGCAAGCTTGGAAAAGTCAATCTCAATACCTTGCTCAGTTTTTATTTTAGGGGCAGTTTTAGTTTTTTGAGGGATTTGTTTAAATAGCGCCTCTATAAAACTCGACCCACTATTCGCCATGTCCTCAAAAGCAGTAAAGATTCTGACATTCGGGTACACAGAGTTTATAGCTGACCTAAAAGCGTAAAACCTTGCATATCCCTCATCCCCAAGCACTTCTCGAAGGCTAGAGTCTCCCCTATTAATAACTTTTTCGGCTAAAGAGTTAATCTCGCCAAAACTCCTTCTACCAAAACTGGTTCTGCCCGTAATTCCAGCGGCTGCAAAATTCTCACTGATAGCCTCCCTGAATACAGGGTTGAAGACCATAGCCTCTGGACTAACAGGCGTTGGTGGAGCTAAATCTGGTAGAGCTGCGTCTTCGTCTATTAGGTCATCCTCAAGAACACCAAAGTCATGTTCTTTTTTAGTAGGGTCATACTCAAGACCAACAGATTTAACTTGGATGTCGTCACCAAATTCCTTTTGTAGGTCACGTAAAACCTTGTTAACCCCAGATACGTACGTGGCGTAAAACCCACTTTTAGGGTCCATAGCTTTTTCAATTTCACTTTGGCTTGAAAAACGCTTTTCTACAATTTTTTTAATAGATGGGATAACAACTTTAGTCAGCCCTTTCTTGTTAGCATGTGCCATTGCTGTCTGAAGCCCAAGCCTTACGGTCTCTTCTGTTTTTGCAACAGGTGGGGTTGTAAGGTTCCCAAGTCCGGGTGGGATAACCTCAGACAACTCAAAAACTACATCAGCAATCTCTTGGTTAATCCCAGCTTTAGACGGGTCTAATCCAGCCCTCTTAGCGATAGTGTTAACAATACCGACTAGATCATTAGATATAGCGCCTACATCTGTTGTACCATAGTAATCTTTAAGGGTTTGTTCGTCTAAGTCTTGAAGTGTAGTAGTATAAACCTTCAAGTCTTTTTCGTTAATACGACTTGCAATGTGAGCACGAGTTGGATCAGAGATTTGTTTTAAATACTCTTTTTTTGCATCATCCCAACTGCCCGCAGGTTTTATAAACCCATGTTGTAGTAGGTCAGACTGTAGCTCTTCAACTAAGATGTAGTTTCCATCTTTACCAGCTCGTTCACTTAACCTTACGTGAGCTAATGTGTCTGATTGGTAATGCTGGTTATTGGCCTTAAATTTCGGCTGATCTGCCGTAGTATTAGAGGCTTCAATAGAGTACTCAGTGTAACCTCCGGGAACCTCTTTATCCACCAAGTCAAACTGCCGTTGGTAGGATTCATAACGACGGGCATCATAAGCTCTTACGTCATAGGCCGAAGAGGACAAAATTTGCCCAATTTCTTCCTTGGTGTAACGTTTTTGAGGGTCAATTAAATCGTTAATCCGTTGAGACTTAATTTGAGAGTTTCTTACAGTTGGATTATCTTGGAGTTCTTTAATAAGTTGAGAACCCTTTAAGCCTTTTTCTGGGATTTCCATTTCATTAAACACCTCTACAAGAGGGTCTCTAAACGAAAAATTGTCAATAAAGCTCTCAAAAGGGTCTTGCTCAAAGGGGTCTTTTACCGTGTACGAAGGCACTTTGTGTGAAGCACCCATAGCACTGATAACGGTGGGGTCGTAGTTCTTAACCGCTTTATTAGCGAGCTTACCAACACCTTTAGCTAATGCTCCAACTCCGGGAATGGCTTCTGCGGCACTTAGTCCCAGATTTAAAGCCCCAAGAGCAATGTCAGATTTATCTCCGGCGTTAATGCCACGTTCAATCTGACGTTTGCCCTCTTGAGCACCAAAGACTAGACCAAGTGGGCTAAAATCTGCAAGACCTACGTCATTTTCGGTTCCAACTAAGTCTGTAGCAATATCGTATGCAGCCCCTTCGGGAGCACCAAACTTAGTCAATAGACCTTCTACATTACCACGAAGGTTTTCTCTTCGTGTGGGGGTATAGGTGTCAACTGTTTCAAATATCTGAGCTTCGGGGTGATGTGGGCCAGCTTCCCACTCAGTAGGTTGATACCAGCCCACCTCAGTCAGGTTATCTTTGGTATAGCCAGCAGCTAACAAATCTTCTTCGTTAGCGCCCTCTTCGATATACTTCAGAAGACCTTCTTTTTTATCTGGTGTGAGCCATGTATCAGCCATTATCGTTTATCCATGTTTACTTCATCACGAATGTTAAGCAAGCGGCGAAGGGCAATGATACGTCCTTGTAGACGATACACATCCTCAATCTTAACCGCTTGCTCTAAGTTCTTTTGTTCAGATTTAATCTTGTCTTCGATATAAGCCAGAAAGGCTTGATAAATGTCGTAACTATTAACAAACTTCTTAAGTTGTTCCATTAGCACTAAATCCCGGAGTTCCGCAAAAAGAATTATTTTTCGCCAGATTAATATCTGCTGGGAGTACCTGTAAATTCCAAGGAACATGCAGACCACAAACATTTTCACCTTGTAGGGGCACAATATGGTCAACGTGATATTTATCTCCAGTTAACATCTGCGCTTCATCCCGTAATGAGTAAAAATATTGGATATCTTGCCATTGTTTTTTAGACAACCACTTTGGTATCCGAGTTCTTCTAGCAGTATTCTTCAAGCTCTCCCGTAGTCTAACTGTAGTGAGATATTTAGCTCGATAGGTTTGACGATACATCTTACGTTTTTCGGGGATGAGCGGATTTCTTATTGCTTGATAGTTAGCCTTACGCTCTCTATTATCTTGATACCACCGAGAGTAGGTTTCTCGTGCCTTATCTTTATATTTTTCCCTAAAAGTTTTTCGGCAAGTCTTACAACGTAATTCATATCCATCAGGGTTTTTTGATCTTTTACTAAAGAACTCGTATGTAAGGCGTTGTTTGCAATCGCAGCAGGTCTTCATAATTATCCATTATTAGCAGAGAAACCAGTGGTCCCCGGAGCAGGAACAGACCCTGTACCCATTTGACCACCACCTGAACCTGTTGTATCAGTTGCCTGAACTCCCGGAGGAGCACCCGGCATAGCCTGTTGGGGTCCAGTAGGGGGCATCATACCTTTAATCATTTCAGCCTGAATAGCTGCATCTGCTAGAGAGTTGGTAACTTTATCCTCATCAAGATCAAGAGATTTAGCAATCTCACGGACAATGATATCGAGTTTTGCAAACGGAGCGAGGATGGGATTAGATACAACACCAAGGAACTGCATCAAACGTTGGCTTCTGACTTCACCAGCCATCAAACTTTCCGTACCACGAGCAGAGACCTCTAGATCACCTTTGATTTCAGGGTCAAAGTCAAATTGCATGTTGAATGCAAAGAAAGCTTTACCAAGAGGAGCAAGGAGGTAATCATCCAAGTTTTTAACAACAGTTCTAATGGAACCGTTAGCTGCGTTCATTAACATAGAGATGCCAGAGGCAGTTCTACCAACCCCTTGAATACCTGTCTGTCCATACGAATATGAAGGGAGACCAGTGCTCTCGTCAGCGAGGACACGAGCCTTATCAAACATCATAAGGTTTTGTTGAGATACGTTAGGGAACTGTGTACCAAACAAAGCTTGTCCCGGAGCACCAGCTTGACGACGAAACACTTTCCCCGGATAGATCGAAAGGTCTTGACCCGGAACTAGGTTTGTCTCATCAATCTCAAACACTAGGTTCCCAGACAACGCACCGTTATCCACAGCCATACGCATAAATCCATTCATCAGGATTTGCGTGTCTTCCATATTTTCTGCAACACCAATACCAAAGAAGCTGTAAGGGTTCATTTCGTATGGGGCAGCATAGTAAGGAATACGTGTCGGTTGGAAGGGATTCATCACTAGGCGAAGAACTTCATTTTGACAGGTCCAGATGTTGACATTAACCATGTCTTCATCTTTAATCTCTTTGGAAACATCAATCCCCTTTTCACGAAGGAGTGAAGCTTCCATGTAGCCCCAATATTCCAAAACTTCCCAACGTTCTACATCAGGGGCAGAGCTTTCATCCTCCATGACAAATTCCCAATACTCACGCTGATAATCAGCTCCAGCATCAAGGGCATCATCAATAGCATCTTTACGGAAATATGGTCGTTTTTTAAGGTCTTTTAGGTCTCGTCTAGACATCTTATGTCGTTCAACAACATACTCTGCCTGATCCATATTAGCTGCGTCGGGGTCTGGGTAGAAATTCCAAATCGATACGTGAGACAATGTAGGGACAGTTTTTACAACAGGCTCATATTTACCTGTGTCATTCCAACTG